ACGAGCTGCGTGCCGCCCACGATAGGGCCAACGCGCCAAGGTCCCATCGTTCTTTTCTTCGTCACCTGTTCGAGGTCTTTCAGATTCATCTTATTTCCCGAAATGAATGTTGCTGAAAAACCATATCATACCCCCATCCAAAGATCGTATTCACCCTTAAGAATCTTGGTGAAGAAGGTTATCGCCACGCTGCAATTGTTCTTCTCGTTTATTTGGCTGATCAAAAGTTTCAGGTCGAGAGGACCTTCGCAGTGCGTTACGAAATTACCTTGGACATTATTGCCCGCGTAAGAGACGAAATAATATTTTCTCATCGTGGAGCACTCTCTACAAACACATGCCAGACGTAAGATATTTCCTGAACAGTCCCGAGATATTCGAGGTCCTCGTGATTCGGCACAGGGTGCCCGGTCCCGTAAATATAAATTCGTCTCGTCTCGCTCATTTCAACAGGATCGATCAAGGCCCACAGATTGATCATTCCATGTTGCATTTGAACCGATAGAAATTTGGCATTCTTTTGAATCCAAAGCTCCTGACCATGAACAGTCTGTAGCGAAAATTTGTAAATAGTTTTCATCTGTCAAATTTATCCATTTCTGATTTTGATTTTCGTTGTTGTTCCCTGGTGAATACTTCCTCGTCGAATCCCATGCGGACCACGCTGCCGTTGGGATAGACGATGCCGACCCTAGTCATGCCGCTATGCGTTCTCATCACGACAACCTTCAGCTCGATATCATCCTTTCGAATATGAAAGGCTTCACCGACGCGCATGGTGCGCGAATAGCCCTTGTAGCCCTCGGGAATAGCCATCAATAGTGCTCCAATTTATTCTCGATCGCGATCAGCCTTAGAACAGCATCAGGCATGGGGTTGGCACTGCACGCATCATAGAGAGAGATCCACTCGGGAGCGAGAGTGCGCATCACGAGGTCGAGGTGAATCGACTTCGCATAGCGCACGCAATATTCCTCGTAAGTCTCCCTAGGCTTGGCTCGCGCATCCATTTCCAGCTTTTTGAATTCTTCGAAGGTCACGTCTTACCTTTCTCAGTTCATTATTTCGTTTCACTATCGATGGATCTTTCTCTCGCCGCTCCCTCGCCTTCTCAGCGAGGCAGGGATTGCAGTACGAGAAATGAAAATCCTTTTGCCGCTCCCTTACGTTGCATCGCGGGCAGATGCCGTCGAACCGCATTCTTCTTCCTTAAATATAGATGTCAACGGACGCGCACCAACTTCGAAGAGGTCCACATCATTATTCACAACTAGAATTTTTACTCCTAGCTCTTTGCCTATATGTCTCGCAGACTTTGCTAGATTCATCGTCCATTCTGCTGGATGAAAGCCGATAGGACGAAGGATCAATATGGCTCCCTCCTCGACCTTTCCGATCTCCAGTTTCAACTCCTCCGTGTTCACTTCTGCTCCTTCAGTTAATTCTCTTCGCTATCTCTATCAGAAGACGAAAAATTGCCGATAAATATTCAGCCTTGACGCCTTCATGCGTTGACCTTCGAGAGACAGAATGTTTCACTTCCAGCCAGAAATCGTCGAGCTGTGCATTGTTCACTGAAATCCCCCAAACTTTTTCTTCAAGGCCGCGCTTTCTGATTGTCCTTCAAGACCTCCATTGAACTGCAAAAAAGCTCCGTTACGCGTCGTGCTGAAGTCTTTGAGCAAGATCTCCCGCTCGGCACGTATATCGTTTGTCTTGTTATTTCCAATGTCGATAATGTAGACCTGCTTTGCGAACCCTGGGGTGGTGGGCCGAATAATACTTGCAATAGGTGCAAATCGATCAAAGGATGCTGCAATGAGAATGCCGTAGAAATCTCCTGTTCGAAGGTTGCGAATGATTTGCATTCGCTTACGACCGTCCTTGAACACGACTCCCTCTTGAATATCACCTGAAATGGTTTGTCGGCTTTCATATCCAGTCGCTTTCCTCACTGCCACTTGACGCCCTAATTGATCCTTCTCGAACGAAGGCACCGCACGCCCGTCGATCTCCAAAAGCTCCACGATCGCGTTGTTAGCGATTGCAGTGGCGAGCGTCAGCTCAGGCTTTCCATCGATGGAGAAGGGCTTTAAATCCAGCAGAGCGGGAAAGGAAACCGTGGGTAAAGGTTCTGGGACGGGATCAGGCGTCGGCACGCAAGGCACCTGCGCGCTTGCTATATGGGTAAAGAGAAAGCTTGCGAAGAGTAATTTTTTCATTTTTCACCTTCTATCATTGCTAGAATTTCTTCTGGAGACTCTTTTACCATCAAGAAATATTCAGGCGTTTTGCTCATGCCTATCGACGTTCTTATATGATCACCAGCCTTGGAATGCCCGATGAAAAATATTTCTGACTTACGCACGAATGATACCTTGTCATCATCCTTAAAACCTTTAACCGCAATGAAGTCACTCATTCTGCTTCTCCCGATTCTGCGATTAATTTTTGGATAGTCTCTTTGCTTTCAAGCACCTTGATCGCACTTCCAATCCCCATGATCCAGATCATGGTGGTATGCGTGTCGCCCGTTTTCTGAAGGGCCATGCCGACGATCGCTGCGTGCTTTACGTCGAACGGCTGAAGATCTGCTGCCAGTGTCACCGTAATAAATCCGTTCATTCTGCTTCTCCAATCAATTTCGCTTTGATATCCATGTAAAGCTCCCACGTCTCGTATTCGCCGTGTTCCGTATTGATAACCGTGAAGGGACGATCATCCTCATCGCTTGCCTCCTGCACGATCGAGATAAGCGATCGCCTCACGAGTACGAACGCCTTCGATTCCTTTTCCAAAAACTCTATGAACTCACTCATCTATTCTCCACAAATGCTAAACCAAACAATGCCAATGCTACGCATGCGCCTAAACCATAGATGCCCCACTTGATCGTCGAGAGGGCAAAGGAAACCGTGACGAAGAGGACTAGGACGATGCCTGAGCATCCTGCCAGATTGCGAGCAGTCGCTCTGCGAACTCTGGTTCGAGGTACACTCGTTTTCCTTTTTCCTTCGCGATCCGTATCCACTTCTGAAGGTCCTCCATCGTCTCTTGCTTTCGGATGCTGAAAATTTGATCATGCTGATCCTTATACCTTTCACCAAATCGACTTGCTGGCAACGGCTTGTTCACGCCCACTCTCCTCTGATGAAAAAAGGTCGCAATCTATGAATAGATGGCGACCTCCAAAAGGAATTTTCTCTCTCGATTTAGTCGTTTTCTCTTTGCCGAAACTATATAGTTCCATCGAACTTTTCAAGGCTTTTTAAAAGCTCACTTTCAGTTCTTTTTTCAAGGGTAATTTGCGACCCTTCCACACTTCCATAAGCACGGCGTCAGGGTATTCCTTCACCTTGCGCCGCAAGTCTTTGGTGCCTGTTCCCCTGACGGCAACTATCTGTCCGTCAATGTAAAGCAGTGCCAGCGTCGTCTCTTCTTTGACCTTCTCGATTGCCATTTTTGCGTAGCTCCATAAACAGGCTATTCATGAAGCCAATTGTTAGGCGTTTATATAGTCGAGGTCAAGCCTTTGGATACATCGGAGTGCGTCAGACCAGTCAACATTCTTTACTAAGCCAATTACACGCATTGCACGTAGAGCGGGAATCTCGTCGCTGTCGAGCCTAAACGCCTCCAGGAAGTCGTCGAGCAGTTCCTCGCCAGTTGCCATTGCTCTTGCTCGTCTCGTCCACTCAGGGCTCGATTTTACTATCAGGATCAGATTGGTCGTTCGGTCCACGCATTCCTCCAGGATTTTTTGTGACGGGCGAAATTAAATGAAACCGAGGAAAAGCGAAATTGGAAAGAGTAAATACGTAGGTTTGACCAGTTACTCATTGGAGGGCAGTCGTAGCAAGGCTTTCAGCGATTAGGGTAACAAGAGTAACACCTGGGTAACGCCCGAAACCCTTTGATACCAACGCTTGTTACCGTTGTTACCCTTGTTACCCAAATATATATATATATAAGAAAACAATTCACATATGTCCCACATCTGTTTTTTTCTCTCTATGTATCTACCCCCTGAAAAAAGGGTAACACGGTAACAAGTGTTGGTACGCAAGGGTTTCCCTGTTACTTGATGGGTAACAGGGAGTAACATTTTGGGGATTAGGGTAACACTTTCAGTGGATTTTAGTCGTTACCGATAGGTAACTTGAGCGTAGCGACAGGAATACGAGTAGCTTTAGTGACTTTGTCGAATCGACTGTTCTTGTATGCCGTAGCGCCATCTAGTCTTCGAAGCGCTTTAGTCCAGTCGATCCATCTCGTCTTGTCGTAATGCCGTTTCAGAAACCAGCAATCTGTTGATATTAATATAGCATCTGCCTGAACAATGACACCGAACTTTTTCAAAGCCATGATCTCGCCAGCGTGAGCGTCACGAATGACCTCCTCAATTGACTTAGTCCACGAGCCGTGATCGTTGTCCAAGCGAATGTGGGCCGTGAGAAGGTGGTCGAGGCACGACTGCTCATCTGTTACCCGCTCGCCCTCTTGCTCGACGAGGTCCATATCCTCGACCATTCCATCGGCCACGGTTTCCGTAATGAGTTCGTCCGAGATGAGGGCATAGTATCCAGCCATGAGCATACCGACCTGTTGACCCAGCCTCTGGCGTGTCACTCTTGCAATGGCGTCCTTCATCGTCTCATAGTTGCGCAGGATGATCGGCACCATGTTGACCATTCTGGCGAACAGACGTTCTCCAAAATTTTCATCGATCTGCCGCATGAGCGAGTCGATCTTCTTCCATTGCTTTGGATCGTCAGAGTGACGCTTGAGGTCGAGCACCGAGAAGCGCGACTTGTCGGCCTCCGTGATCAGCGTCACGCCGATCGAGGCGACGAGAGCCGAGAAGGCGACTTGGAACGACTGCGACATTCCCCCGGCTGAGCCCTTGATGATCTGTCCGCTACTCATCGACCACGAGTTCCGCATCAGCTCGATGATGGCCTCGTGACGTTGGCGCGAAGCCTCGTTGTTACTCTCGAATTCATCGAAGAGCATGGGAACGCTCGACGCCTTGAGCGACTGACGAATGCCGGCCTCCGTTGTCCCGCCCATAACATCGACACGGTTTCTTGCAAAGCCAAGTGATGGCTTGACCACGCGCTCCATGATCGACGACTTGCCCGTGGCCGACGCGCCCGTGATCCAGATGTGCGGTCGGATCGGAAGGGCCCCAGCGATCCGGGCAACGGCCAGCCAACCGGGAAGGAGATACGACGAGTTGGGATTCTCCCAGCGAAGCTCATGGCAGAGGTCTATGAGAGGTCGGCATTCCTGGACCGTGAGCGGTTCGGCAAAGTCGCCCATCTGATTCTTCGTCTTCACGTAGACGAACGACGAGCGAAGCGAGTGAAGGTTGTAGCGCCGTCGATCGACGATCAAGTGCTTGCCCGAGTTGATCACGACGCGTCCAGCATCGAGCCAGACACCGGTTCCCCTCACGCGGTTTGCATCGAACTGTCCCACCTTCCTCGACGCCTGGATGAGGTCGTCACAGGCCGAGGTCCAATCGGTCTTGCCACCTTCGGGCGGCGTATAGCGAGACGTCCAGAACTTGAGAGGCGCGATCTCCAGAAGGTTCGGACGCGAGAACCCAGTCGTCTTGACTATATCGCTCGAGGGAATGTGATAGAAGAAATAGGCGCCATCGTCGTAGCCGAGAGGCAGAAACCCGGCCTCCGGCATCGGCTCATCCCGTAGCTGATCCTTGACTTGGGCTAATCCCTCGCGAGCGTGCAGATCGTTGAAGTCGGTCGGCTCGCCCTCGTCGGATTGAAACCGTGGAAAGACTACGGAACACTGGGCCACGAGCGCCGCCTCTTCCGCCGCCGTACGTCCTGCGTTTCGTTCCTTGAAACGATCGTCGTCGCCCGCAATCTTCCAGTGGATCTCGTGATGCTTGAGGAACTCCATCACGACGGCTTTGAGATTTCCCGCCGAGAATGCAACGACGACGGTTTCCCCCGTGGCCTCGTGGATCGACACGCCCGTCGCAAAGCCTTCGCAAAGGATGGCCGACTCTTTGAGCTCACCGATCACATGAAAGCAGCCCTGAATCCTCTGACCACTCATGAAGAGCTTTGATCCATCGGGGAGGATCCTCTGCATACCCCAGATCTTGCCGGCCACGTCGCGCATGGGCACCTGCAAGTTGTCGCCGTAGACGGTGCAGCCGTAGAGTTTTGTGAATCCCTTCTTTTGCATGTACGGCGGCAGCCCCTCGGTCTTAGAAACCGAGACGTAATGAGCGGCCCTCGTCGCGGCCTCTTCTTGCTTCGCCCGCTTTTCGGCGTTCACCTTTTTCTTGGCAGCCGAGATCAGCGAAGAGATCGCGCTCTCTTCGGCCTTCGATAGACCATCGGGCTTATAAAGGTGCGTCTCCCGCGTGCGCCAGTTTCCGAACTGACAAACGATATAGACGCCCGTGCCCTTCATCTTATTATTTTGCCAGCCGATCATCCAGGCTGCGTCTTTCGAGCCCTGATATGGAAATCTATGGAGGTTGCCGTCGAGGATTGGCGAAGGGAGGTCATAACCTAGGCTCGCTAGGTGCTTAACTAATTCATCCATGAATCACTTGCTCCAGGTCGTAAGGTATGGGGTCCAGGTAAAAAAAGGTACGGCAACAGAAAGATCCTGGAGTATCTTTCACACTAGCTAAGTGTTGTTGCCGTTTGTACGAACGTTATCGCATCTTGAACGGAACGGGCAACATAATAATAGCCGCCCATCATTTCGATCATTCGTTGAAAGTCTTTTTGATTTTGCTGCTGAACTGCACGCCCAGTCTTAACTTCGATCTCGATGCGCTTGCCGCCGCGAAGTATTCCAGAAATATCTGCCGAGCCCTTCAATCCGTACCGTATTGGAGCAACACCAGGACGGTATGCTACGCCGGTCGGCTGCGACCAAACTCTACACAGGCCAGTCGTCGATAGGGACAAAATAATGTCCTCGACCAGCTGGTCGTGGATCGCCGTCAGCGACTGCTGCCTTGATGCGCTTCCAATGCTTTTTGGCCTCTGGTTCGCCATACTTGTCCTTTATCTTATGAAAGACCCAGCCGGCCTTATATCCGCGCTGCTTGGCCGTTGCTATTTGACGATCGACGAACGTCTCCATCTTATACTTGGCGAGGTCTTCGGCGGAAGAAATTTCCTTGAGCACCATCGACTCGTCGACTTCCGTATTGCGTTCGGTCACGTCTCGGGGCTTCGTCGCGTTTACGTGTCCGCAAATCGTGACAGCTCCTTCGACGAAGATGATCCCCTGGCACTCGAGGTCCCTGCCGATGCCGTCGAATCTTGCCGCCCACTGCTTGATCGGGTCCCAGACGTTATAGCACTTCTCGCAGGTGACGGTTGGATCTCTCATTTTTTGCGGTTTCCCATCCAGGTCGCAAAGGCGTTCGTCTTCGATGAGTCCGTGCTCTTCGATCAGACCGGCGTGGTCTAAGACAACGAAATCATTCTTTCCTGGGAATATACGTGTCCCTCTTCCTATAACTTGAATAGCCAAGTTATAAGATTTGGTCGGACGCGCTAAGATAATGCATGAGACGCAAGGGATATCGACTCCTGTACCAAGAATGCCAACATTTGAAATTATTTTTATTTCTCCACTTTTCAATTTCTCTATCGCTGATAGTCGAACTGTATCTGAAGATTTTGCATCAACGTGAATAGCTGGGATATTTGCTTTATTAAATGCGTCCACGATGTGCTGACTATGTTCAACTGAAACCGCGAATGCAAGTGCTGGACGATCCATAGCGTAGCGAGAATACATTTCCACTAGATTCCCACATAACGCTGCTCGATCCATAACGTCTGCCAGTTGAGAAGTCTTATAGTCTCCGGTCTTGCTATCAATAGAAACCGATGACAGATCTGGTTTTGAAGGAACGTAATACCGAGGACGGACGAGATATCCTTGATCAATTAATTCTTGAACTGAAACAGGATGAACAACTTCATCGGCTATATGTCTCAATCCGCCTTTTACATGCGGAGTTGCTGTAACTGCCAAATAAAATGGATCTTTGTATTTTTCAAACAACCATTTGAAACTATTTGATATGGCAAAATGTGCTTCGTCAATCACAATCAGATCAGCCTCTGGAGCTATCTTTCTAGCGTAAAGTGTATCTATAGAACAAATCTGGAGATTTGCACTTGGATTATTATTCCAATGATCGCCCTGCTGACAACCATGAGGCACACCCTCTGCAAACAAACGTTGAGAGGCTTGATCGACTAACTTCTTTCCTCGAACAACGAGAATAGCCTTCTTTCCCTTAGCCAGAACGCCAGCTAGCACGACGCAGAAAATCAAAGTTTTACCACCTCCCGTAGCCATATGACATAGAACCTTCTTCGTTCCGTTTGCATAATGCTGACGAATCTCATCAATGGCTTGTTGTTGATACGGCCTCAGCATTCAAAATCCTTTTTTTGCATTTATAAATTGCTTTCTTTTTTATCGCCTGATCAAAAGGCATCCCATTTTTTATGCGTCTTAGGAATGTAGATGGATTTATTTTTAATATCTCTGCCCATTCAGTTTTTGAGCGGGTCATGCCGTTGTATTCAATAAGGTCAACGTCTCTTCTATTCTGAGCCTGTTCTTTTGCTGTCGCCCATCTACAATTCCAGGGAGCATAAGGGCCATCGTTATCGATTCGTTCTATGCTGAAGTTTCTAGGAGGCTCGCCCATATCTCTTTTGAATACCTCGACATCAAGCCATTCATCACAAACCGTAATACCCCTTGCTCCGTATTTAAAATATATCGAGCAGTCGGGGTTGAAGCATCTTTCTTTCATGCCAATCCAAATACCATATATTCGCGTCCTGCTTAAGCCATGCTTTGTCAAATGTGCTTTAGGTATTTTCTTATATTCACAGCCGCAATTTACTTTGGGATTTTTCTTCCTTAGCAAAAAAGATCTTTCGACATTAACAATGCCGCCACACTCACATTGACAAACCCATTCGATATCTCCCTTTTCATTTCTTTCAAATCTAAGGCAAGTAAGCTTTCCAAAAACTTGACCAGTCATATCTTTAATTTGTACGGCCACGATTATTCCCCCGTTTTAATATCCGCGCACTTCGCCACAACTTCCCTCAGCACATTCATCGCGGTAAATTCTCCGAGATTAACGTGCTTATCCTCAAGAGCGATGGAGAGGCGGGCCTCTTTGAGCACGGCTATTAATTTCTCTCTTTCATTCAACATATCGTGCAAAAATTGAAAGGCTTGGAGCGATGCATAGACTTCTGGATTTTGTATCCAAACATGAGGCCTCACTATTATCCCGTTCGACTCCAAGCAATGATATCCGTTGCTATCAAATATTTTCATTTCTCATCCTCGATATTGATGTCGGAGCAGGCTTCGACTGAATCTATCATGCTCATTGTAAATTCTATTCTATTCGCCTTGAGAGCCTCTCTACAGTCTTTCAAAACATCGATAAGCTTGACCCGCTCCTTTTTCCTCTCTTCGATCTCCGCATAGAGGATGCAGTTTTCTTCGGAGAGGTTGCACATAGAAAGATCTTCTACTGGTTTCTCCGCCACGGGCTGAACGCTCTGGACTAGATAATATTCTATCGCGCATTTCACACACTGAAATGAACCACCTCCCTCACGACGGAACATCATATCGCGCTGACACGTCCTACACCAAAATTCTCTGCCGATAACTTGTCCGTACATTATTTGATTTCCTTCTGATACATAACGCCTTTTATAATAGAGGCTACGCATACATCGTAGTCCCTTCGATCATTCAACGCATTGCACAGCTCACGAGCAACATCGCGACTCATCGTTCGTCGCCCAACGTAGAGGCCGATGCACATGCCTATCCAAATAAAACTCATTGCTGCGATCACCCAGATAAAGCCTTTGCTCACGGTTTTCTCCCAAAATAATAGCCAAGGAAAAAGGAAATTTCCCCTTGGCTGTGAAGTACGCATTGTCCCTAAAAACCTTAGAACGGAATATCGGCAGCTTTCGTCGTGGCAGACGCCACCGCACCCGTTTTGAGAATGTATCCTTTCTCTTGAGCGATCCGCATAAGCTCGGCCTCGATGTTCTTGCCCATGATCATCTGTGCAAACTCTTGCTGATTCAAGGCGTCCTTAAACTTAGTCGCACCATCGGCGTTGATCCAGTTGACCTTGTTGTAAACCTTCGATGGATCAGTCTGATTCGCCTCGGTCGAGATATCAAGAACGAGATCGATCGACGTGTCGAGGACGCCTGACGAGACGCCGCCCGCGATGCGAGTCAGGTTATCTGGATGATCAAGTCCCATCACCAGAAGGGCTTCGATCACGATGGGCAGACCGCCGCCGTTGAATGAGCCTTGCCAGAAGACCTTATGCGAACGACCGGCAGAGTCGACAACGTTGAAAGCGACGGTCGGGGCAGGATCGCCCTTCGAAGTCTTTTTGATTCCGTAGTCGAGGATGCGGCCTTTGTAGATTCCATCTTCAAGTAGCTGAGCCATGATTTCATTTCCTAAATGTTAAGCGTCCTGTAGACGCAGAGTGAGGCGGTTGGCAATGGCCGAGAGTTGAAGGACGTTGTCGCCTGCTTTCTCTACGGTTTCGTGAACCTTCTTTAAAAGCTCCTCATCTTGAATGATCGAGATCAAACCTTCAAGACGCGATCGAACAGCTTCGATGCTATCAGGGTTTCCCCGTTCTATTCCCTCGACGAGAGACGACCACGAAAGATCGATCTTAAGATCAAGGCCGTAACGGTTCTTCGCATCCCAACCAGGACGACGCTCAGTGTGAGCCACGCGCACGCCGTTGCCGTAAGCCTTGACCTTGTCGTCTTTCGACGAAACGTAAGTCTCCCAGTTGGCGAAGAGAACGGCGTCCACGTACTCGCGAAAGCGATCGGCGGTCTTCTTGTGGAGCTTCAGCTCGTATCGCTGATAAGCCTCCTGAGCCTGTGGATCGTTGAAGTTTGTCACCTGAGTGTGAGCGATCAGAACGAGATTCATGCCCTTCTTCGTTCGCAAATCCTCGAGCGTCTCGATGAAGGTGTGCCAGCGGTTGAGTGCCTCGACGTAGCCCTTGCCGTATCCACCGGCAGCGAGTTCGATGCTCTTGACCTTATACTCTTCGCAAATGCTCTTATATAGAAGAGGTTCAAGCCAGTCGAGCGTGTCGACGACAAGCGTCTTGAAAGAATGCTGCTCGGTCAATAGCTCTTTGACCTGAGCAAGTACGTCGCCCCACGACCGCGCTTGCGGAAACCGTGAAGTATCAATGTGATCCGTGCCGTTCTCCGGGCCAAGGAAGATTGGATCGGGAGCGCCCGAGGCGAAGAAGGTCTTTCCGACCCCGTCGACGCCGTAGACGAGAACACACACCGGTCGTTTAATCTTTCCCTTGGTAACGGCCTTTAAAAAGCTCACTTCTTCACTCCTTTGATATGATCAAGAACTGCATTCCGTTTCCAGTGGGGAATGTTATTGTTCTTGATCCATTTGTTGATCGTGGTCGAGGATAGGTATCCGAGTGCAGTCGCAAGCTCCATGGCGTGAGACGCATCTTTACTTAGCCACAACCTGAGTTTTTTAATCTCTGGTTTCTCTTCCATAAGTGCCTCGATGTTTTTTAAATCTGTTTGCATGTTATTCTCACGGTCGAGAAAGTTCAAGAAATAATTTGAAGGTTCTCAAAGTTTCCACTAATCTTGTTTTAACGCACAAATGAAGGTCAAAAAATGAACACAGATCATTTCAGAGTACAACTCTCAGAGGCTGACCGCGCTTGGCTTTCGTCGATCTATGAAAACATTGAGGACGTTGGTCTTTCCTGGGAATCGTTTCGCGTTTGCATGGAACTTGCCCTGAAGAAGGGCCTTTACGAGGGGGCGAAGCTTGAGCGCGTTGGCAACTGATATCGTCAAATTTATTTTGATTGGATTAGCCTCGTATTACTTCGGGGCCTTGGTAGCAGTGACTTTCAATCCGAAGGACGAAGATGAATAACGACGATTGGCTCGAGTGGAGGCGCAAGGGGATAGGCAGTAGTGACGCACCTGTGATCATGGGCGTCTCGCCTTGGACCACGCCTCACAAGCTTTGGTTGGATAAGACCGGGAGAAACCGTGAGGATATTAGCAACTGGGCGACGCGCAGAGGCACTTCGATGGAGCCGATCGCTCGCGCTCATTACGAGCTGCTGACCGACTCGGACATGCCGGCTCGCTGCTTTGTCCATCACCAGGCGCCGTGGCTCAGGGCCTCTCTCGACGGTTTCAACGGGCAAGTCGTTTTGGAGATCAAATGTCCGGGCAAACCCGATCACGCCCTAGCGATGGATGGCAAGATCCCCGACAAATATTTTCCCCAGGTTCAGCACCAGTTGCTCGTCTCTGGCGCCGAATACGCAGACTATTTTTCCTTCGATGGAGAGTCGGGCGTTATCGTCCGCGTGGATCACGACGACGATTTTCAGCGTCGATATCTTGAGCGAGCCTATGAATTTTGGCATTTGGTTGAGACGGATACACCACCCCCTCTCGTCGATCGCGACTGGAAATTGATCCGATCCAAACCGTTCACGCATCTTTTAAAGGTCTGGGAAGCTTCGGGCCGCGGCGAGTTCGCGACGAGGGAAATAATGAAATGGGCCGAATGCGGACGAATCCGCAACGGCCCATATTATATCGATCCATTCTCAAAAACGATTACGAAGGTGGAAGGGGCCGCCAAGCCTATTGTCCGTCGACGAAAGACTTCACAATAGCTCGCTGTTCATTGCCCCATTTCGCAAAGTTCTTAGAGTAGCTTGGCGGCATCGATTTGTTACCGATCCGCGTTGGAGCCTTCGACTTCAGAAATGCGGCCTCATTCGAAATGAAGGTCGCATCGCTGTGGCACTCTGCACAGTAAGTCTGGAGAAGAGGCTTAACGTCGGAGGCAAACGTCGGCGCACTTCCATCGCCCGGCTCTACGGGACCGCTGGGACCTGGATCTTCTTGAACGGTTTCCTCAGACACGGGCGATCCGCATCCGACGAGCATCAAGAACATGAGAAACAAAAATTTCATTCTAAGCCTCCAAAAAGTTCGTGGTTTATATATCGTCCTGGAAAAGGTTCAGCTCTGCGATCAGAATGGGAAGTCCATCGATCAATTGCTGAAGGTTGACCTTGCCTGATGGCTGTAGCAGCACTCCGAGAACCGCACTTGCCGAGGTCGAAGAGTTCAATCCGGTCGTGAGCTCATCCTCGGTTATCCCCAAAAGTCCCGACACCTGCTTTAAATTTTGCTCGAGGCGAAGCTTATCAGTCAGGTTGTTGATCGGGTCCTCAGTCTGGTTATCGATATTCAGCTCGTCGAGAGCCTTCGCATACTTGCTATTATCGCGCGCGAAGAAGGCATCGCCCGTCGCGGCTGACTTATAGAAGAGGCGACCAAGCTCTTTATCCGCTGCGTTATACGAAGTATTCCGCGCGATCTGATTGCCGATGGTGTCGCGGATAGGAATGAACCCGGTCGCGTGACAACCAAAGCAAGAGCGCGCGTTCTGAATCGTGCCTGACAATCCTCGGCCAGCCGAGCGAGTATCCTGCACGATGTTCGTCGGTGCGAAGTCCTGACGAATAAATTTTGCGTCGAAGAGAGCAGCTCCAATCATACCATTAGGCTTGATAAAAAGACATTCTCCCGCGTCGTCAAGGAAGACTCTTTTCGATCGGGCGAAAACCGGAAAGGGTGCCTCCGTCAGGTTTTTCTGGTTGATCAACTGGCCATCGATATTCACAGGGGCGACGTTCACATCGTTGGTATCGTTCGTACACCAGAGCGGGCCGAATGTTCCTTGTACGCGATAGATCATTCGGTGCTGGCGATTCGAGGTGATGAGCGATTCGTTCATACCCATTAGGATGAGGTCGCTATCGCGCTCGTCGAAGTCCTTCTGGACGTTCACGCCGATCTGCTTTTGAAAGTCGGCGAAGTTTCCGGCGATCCCCGTGACGCCGTAGTAAGCCTTCACGAGCACGGTTTCCACAAAGTTGTGGCCGTTGATCGAGGGACGTTTGGTGCCAGTCAAGAACTGGAGCGTCCGGCCTCTCACGGTTTCCGACGTAAATTTGAAGAGGTCGTTATCTTCTATGATCTTCCATTCGGCTGGCGTGACGCCGATCTCTTTGATGTCGATCATGCCGATCGTCCCAGCCGGTCCGATCCACTTCGGCTCGTAGAGTTCAACCTCGGAGCTGATCGAGTTGAGGGCCTTCGTCACCGCGTCCTTACACGGTTTCACAGCGTCAACGCCATCGGCATTGAACTGATCGTCGCAGGTGATAAAGCGAACTCGAAGGCGGTCGTTCTCCGCCTTTGACTGAGCAGCCAAAACTTGAGCGTCTTCCTTCGCGTCGAGGCGAATAAAGTCCGGCGTCTCCTCTTTCAACGGAGGAATCGGTTCGTTCGGAAGCTCCGTTGGAACACCTGGACTGCGAAGGACTACGCGCTTTTGGGCTGCACATGATAGGCTGACCAATATAGTCGCCAGAAAAATGCATTGCATTTTCATCTAGTTTCTCCTGATGAATGGATGAGAGTATTATAGCCGAGAATCAACTAATAAACGAGGCATCAATGTTCAATGGTATAGCCGCAATGTTCCAGATGAAAGAACTTTTCACTTTCACTTTCGATCATCACTTCCAACTTTTTCATTTGAAAACCGAACGCTACACTTTGGTATTTTGCGAAAACTCGTTTGGTCGATCGGTTAGATTTGAGGGCGAGCATTGGTTTGGTAAAAGAGAAATTTGGAAAGGGACCGAATACTACTCGCTCGTGGTGAAACCGTGGCTGAGATACGACGCGAGCAGTGACGACCTGCGGGAGACGATGGCTGCCCTGATGGAGGCTCAGGGCAAGGCCCTCAAAGATAATAATGTGATAAGAAAATCAAAGTCTTATTGGCGACAGTCATCTGAAAATCAAAGTGAGGAATAGGGAGCCACTGAAAATTGAGTGACTTCTCCGCTGGATCTTTCGACTCGTAGACGTACTGGAGCGTGGGCCTGATCATGAAGCCTTTCGCTGGTCCGATACCGATTCGTGCATACACATCTTTCGAGGCCGCTTGGGTCTCGAACCAAAGTTCTTTCAGCGGAGCCCATTGAAAGTGAGCCGCGCCCTCATGCTCCCAAACGCCCTTCGGATCGACCAGCCCATAGTATGAGAGGCCGAAGTTGAGCGTCTTCGTTGGGAAGATCGAGAGGCGTGAGTTGAACCCCTCCTTTCCGACTAGCTGGCCCTCGCTAAAATCGTCGGGATGTCCGAACACCTTGCCAGCGATCAACTCCACGTACTGCGTGCGATACGTGGCCTCGGCATTATAAGTCTCCCGGCCCTGATTAAAGTAGCGTCCGCGATAGAGCATGGAGTGCTCGTTACTCATGATTCCGAACGCGGGAAAGAACCGTCCAGCCTTCAGCGTGACGCTCTCGATAGGTTGGGCCATCAGATAGACCCGACGCATTTCTACTTTCTTCGGTTTCTCCCCGTAGTAGCCAGCCGAAACCACGAGAAAATACTTGCGCGAGATATTGAGGGCCACCTCAACGTCTCGCTGCATGATGAACTTTCGTTCGTAGTTTTCCATGTTGATCGAAATGTGCTGGACGTCGCCACCGATGTCGAGATTATCGGAGGTGTTAATCAGGCCCCACAATAGTCCCGCCTGTTCGGGCGAGCCGAAAGACGAGACGATTTCCGCAGCACTCATGCGACCGTATGGAGTGAGAACCCCGCCACCAGTGGGATTTACGTGGCAGGCATTGCAAGACGTGTATCCGTAGCGAATATTGCTCGGGAAAGCATACGCGCCACTAGATAGGCAGATCAGTAACAACGACAATAGAAATCTTCTCATTCAGACCAACCCCGAGGTATGTAGCTTTAGGAATCTTAAAATCGTCAGTATTAACCTCAAATTTACTTTCGATTTTTTTGCCTTCGATGAAGCTAACACCCTCAACTTTTTTCGTCACCCCATGAAGAGTGAGCTGTCCCTTCCAATTGAAGTAGCCTTCCTTCGGGAGCGTGACGGGTTCGAGGACCAGTTTGGCCTTTGGAAACTTGCCAGTCTCCAGGTACTTCTCTTTCATGTGCTCGTTACGAAGGTCGATCCCGGTGTCGAACTTTGTAAGGTCCACCTCGAAAGTGCCAGATGCCTTGCCAGACTTGATCTGTAGTGATCCAGTTGGGACTGCTCCCTTGCCCTCGATCGTCAGAAAACCTGGACTGCCGACGCCTGAGAAAACAACCGATGGATCTGCGAGAGCCATACGCGGCTCAAGGAATACGGCCAGGATAAAAGCCAAGGAAAAAAAATTAGTTTTCATCGAACAAACTCCCTTTTTCAATTGTGTCTTGCATCTCTATGGAAACGTCCAACATCGGGTCGCAACCTCGGTCACGTAACCATTTGCTGACGTTTCCTTTTGAGTGCTTTTGAGCGTTGGCTAAGATGATAGCGTACTGGGTGGGAGTCACGCGAATGATTATTTTTTCCTGCTTAGTCGTCTTTTTTGCTTTTTCTTTTTTTGACAATGAGGTCGAAACCATGAATAAACGCCTCGGTTGCAAGCGGGATTAGTACCTTACGGTATATCAGTCTCGCTAGCATACCGACAACTACGATCATGTGGATAGCTCCTTTCGAAGGGCCGCGACCGATTTAAAAAGCGAACCACCTGGATCGGCCTTTCGTCCTTTCGGCAACGCGCACTCATCGTGCCCGCAGATGTTGGACGCAAGGATTCCGTACTCGCTCATTGTCCAATGAAGGAGGTCAAGAAGACTGCGCTCCTGTGCGGTCGTCGCTGGGTCCCAGAGGTGACCACCGCGCTTGACGGCACCTATTACCGGCGTCCCATTCCAAGCCTTAGAATCAGCCGAGAGCTGGCCCCAGGATAGGAAGGAAACCGCGAGATGGGATCGGTTGGGAGACTGACCGTTCCACATCGCCTTTCCGGCGTGGTTCACGCAACGACCGAGCGAGGCCGTCTGGTGAACGCGCCCCTCCCGATCGATCACGAAGTGATAGCCGACTTTCTCGGACAGCATATGAGCCTTCACGCGCTCGAAATTTGGATCCGCCGTATAGTGAACGGTTACACCCGTGGGAAGGCTCGACCAAGGACGAACGCCGAGGTGGTCTAGCTCCCAGTAACTTGCTGCGTGATCCCATATCGTCTGATTCATGTGAGTGCCGCCACTAGTTTAAATGCTGCTGTTTTAAAATCTGCCAAGAGGATATCGCGCTCCTCGCCGTTCAGATCCTTGAATTCATCATCGATCTTATCATAGCCCTTAACCGCAGCCGCAGCCGAGGGAAGAACTGCCAGGCCCTTTGCCACGTCCCAGATATCGACGATGCCGTCTGCCTTAGCCGCCTCGATAGCCCCTGCAAGCTCAGAAATAAACTTGATAACGTCTTGTGTCTCATTGATACCTTCCACGGTTTTCCCCTTTGTTCTCTATGGTTTTCGCATCTCCATCATATCAATTCGTTTCTCGTGTTGAGCCAATGAAGTCTCGACACGAAAAATGATTTGGTTATAATTTTCCAGCGTCGCGAGCTGACGCTCGTGAGTCTTGATGATCGTATTGAGTTGAGCCAGTTCAACATTGGTTCGAGCCATGTCATCATTGATGTCCGACAAATACTTGACAGAAAACGAGCCAACCCCGGCTAGCATGGTCAGCACCGCTTTACGCAAGAAGTCCCCCGTGCCTTCAGCCATCGGTTTCTCCAATCTGCTTTTTCTTTTTATTATATCACGCAACATTGTGTGAGAGTGAGCATCTTAATGCGAAAGCCCCCAGCTAAAATTTAGCAGGGGGTTCCATCATCGCTCGTGCTCATCGTTCACTTGGTAAAGAGCCAACCTCACCATTGGTGATTGAAATGCAACGCTACAATCTTGTCACTCTTTGAGTTTTAGGTAAAGCCCGTAAGGCGTGATCATCGCGTCCTCTTCTTCACTGACAACTTCCGTCACCCATTCTGTGCATACAAACATTCCCGAGGCGGCCCAGAGATTTGATTTGGGCAAAGGGATCTTAAAAATCGAGCGAAGGATAAGGCAGAAACCGAGAAAAAGAAGGGCTCCGAAATCGTAGAGACTGCCCTCTTCTTCGTCGAGCAGTTTCCAAAATTTCTGGTGGTCCTCATGCTGGTCGATCGATGGGATCGTGACCTCATAGACGACTTCCGTCGTCTCGCGAAAATGGTTCTCACCCGTAAGGTGTAGTCCCAATAGATTAGAGTGAGCGACGAGGCCGTTGTAGAGAACGGCACAATGTGAGACGGGTTCTCTCGTCACTGCTCGGATGAGCCAAGACAAAGGCGACTTAGATCTGGTGAATAATATTTTCATCATTTCACTTCATTCATTATGAAGTTGATGCCAATAGTTTGAACCGATGCCGACGTATAGACGATTTTTATCTGCATACCGAGATAGATATCAGCGTCAAATTCAGATCGCTGAAGATAGAAATCCTTAGCCACGTTGCAGTTATAGCCAAACTGATTGAGCTGAGCGTTTGCGAAACCGGAATAAGTACCAGTCACCGAGTCGAGAACATAGAACGAACAGGTGTCGCCTATGTCTCCGCCCATGATTTCTACGCCTATGAATTTCGCCCAAGGGAAAGGCATCGCCCATAGGATCGTCGTCTCGCCTATATCGACCTCATTCTTGACGCCGATGACCCGCTTGAATAGGTTCTTCGAGCCGAGAAACTTTGCCGCCGATGCACTGGCAGTCTGCGAAGGCGTGATGTTAGCCTTGGCTTTGTAACCGGCATTAAAGACGGCAGTAGCTTCGTGTTCAGGATCGATCGGGATAATACAATCGATAGAAAATGCGCCATCGATCGCACGGAGGAAATAGTTCGCTCCTATCTCCACGAACTGGATCGACAACGCACGAGCGTCAACGAACTTTTTGAACTCAGCCCATGTAACTTCCATCGGTTTCCCCTAGTATTCAAGGTTCAAAAAAGTCGATAGCAGAACGGTAAGTCGTGGCCGTTGCCGTTTCTGGTGTTACGTAAACCCTAATCCTAGCAGGTCCAGAGACCTTTATAGGAGAGGTATAGACGCGGGAAAAAGTAGAAGATTGACCGTACAATCGGACGAAGTCAGACACCTGAGTCTCGACTGAGTTTGCAAGCGCAAGCGTTTTAGCGTTGATCGTAAATAGGGCGCCAGAGCCAACTGTAGTTCCGTTGTGACCGGCAGAGATACCAGTGATGTTGCAGATCTTTCCGGCTGGGATATAGTGGTGAGCCCATGCCGTTTGATTTTCGGCCACACCAATCGTCGCGAAAACCGCACCCCCCTTATTAATCGCAGTATATAGCGAAAGGATACCGGCGTTGCTCCCGCCAGATCCAGCCGTCAGCACTTCTATCCTCTCAATATAGGCGATGTCAGTAGCAACGGTATTCACGCCCGTCGTGCCGTTGAGCGTCAAAACTTCAGTGAAAGGTCCAGTACCAGCAAGCGTGAGATAGGTGATCTCGACGGTTCTTGCGCCAGTACCAGCCGCCGTGTCGTTAGCCGATGCTGAGGCTATCGATCGCTGCGCTCCAGTAGTCTGCTCGGTATAGGTCGTATGCTGGACGAGAACTCGAGTCGTAGCCGCCGTGCTGCGGTCACCAAATCGGAAGTCAGCACCGAAACCAGTAAGTGATGAGGTGACGAGCCGACCAAGAGAATCCACTGCAATCGGTACGAGGTTAGTCCCGTCGCTCCCACCAATGAGAGTGGAAACCGTGGGAGAGGCGGCTGCGTTCGTGCCCTCGCTCGGGGACACGACTGGGCTCGATCCAGCGATGGTCTTCTGCCCGATCGTCGGCGTCTTTCCATCGATGCTGCTAAGACTGCTATTTCCGCTAGTCTGCAATGCCGAAGTGGCAGCTCCAGCCGGAAGAGGGAGTGCGGTCGCTGAGATCGGTACCACCTGATCAGAGGCAATGTTTACAGGCATTGAGCCTGCAATCGTAGATGATCCAAGAGCCGTTGGAATACCGTTGTCGATGCTGCTCAGCGATGAGTTGCCAGCAGTCTGAAGTGCAGAGGTCGAGGCCCCGGCTGGCAAAGGCAGTGATACCGCACTGATGGGCTGGGTGGTGGATCCAGTTGGATCAATCCGTAGTGGTGCGCCAGACGTGCCTTGCTCAACTCCCGCAGCCGATCGAAGGTTCACATACCAGGGAGAGGTATTGGTGCCTTGCGTCCCTTGGTTTGCAGTCACAGCAGGCGGTGAGGTGAATATCGCGTCCACCTTGAGGCGATCGGAGACGTTGCCGATCGTCGTATTGTCCGTCCCGCCTTTGATCTTGAACGAGCCACGCCCGAGGTTATCGATGTCGAGCGTGAACAGTTCGTCCGCGGATTTCACTCGCACGGCAGACGTTGGTTCGACGTCGGCACCGAAAGCCAACGTGCTCAAAAAGAATAAGAAGAAAATGCGCTTCATGGAATCTCCTTCAGCGTCCAGAAATCATCGGCTAAATCACTCGAAAGCGCGTATTCCCAGGGTAAATAAAAGTGACCTTTATCGCCCCACTTAGGCCCCCAAGAATTTCGGCAGATCAAAAAGTCCTTTGTGTAACCGACCGCGACGATCGCGTGACCTCCGATCATGCCCTCGGACTTATGAGGCATCGGCACGATCCCGTCTTTGCCGATATTCATGAAGCTCTCGTAGAGCGAAATCCCGAAGGCCACCGGGTTGTTCGCGGCGAGCTGAGACTGGATATCATACTTCCACGGTTTCACTCTTTGATACTGCTTGACGATCTTAACACTGGCCTCTTGATACGTAGGCTTAGGAGGCTTCGCCGCAAATTTGGAAACCGTGTAAGGATAGGATACCTCTCGACAGGCTCCGTACTTCGCAAGGGCCTTCATAGCCTCGCGGATCGACGCGCCTGAATCTTCCTTCACGCTCCCGCGAATGAGCCGCGTGTTGTAGTAGACGAAGAGGCGAGACGGGACTGGAGTCGCCGCCTTGCGCTGCTCCATCTCAGTGAATTGAAAGATGGCCGACACCGCTTGAGCCGTGCAAGATCCCAGTGATTTCTGATCGTAGACGGGAGGGCATGCTGCTCTCATATCGACGGCCACTGGTAATTGTGTTGCGAGAAGTGGAGGTCGAGCTTCGATATCACGGTGATCGGGCGCGTCGGGATGCCAGCCTAATTTCATATCTTACCCAGTAATTTAAGGATTAAAAGAAGGATCAATATCGATACAAAGATGCCTTGCGTATTGCTCTGAACAGGGATCAAGAAAGCGAGGATCAAAACAACGACCAATAAAATTATCATTTTGATCCCCTTTGGATTTAGATCAATTTACCTTCGGCATCGCACTCAGGACCAAGCTCGACAACGTCGCAAATCTTTCCTTGAGACTGGAGTAGCTCAGCGTGAGCCTTAGCTTCTTCGAAACTGTCGAACTGAACGAGAGTTGTTTCCGCTGTTCCGTATTTCTTTTCCATGAGATCCCCTTTGAAAAAGGGCCGTGAGGCCCTGTATTTTTACGAAACGTTGTATGAAACTGTCTGCGGTATTGGCAATCCTTTGACTGCAGATGCCCCTCCAAATCCGCTACCTTCCAGATAACGAGCAATGTTGAAAACTCCGGCGCTAGTTAGATTCAAGAGGCCAGTGTACGTCGTAGTATTAGTTCCGCCTTCAGTGACAATAATGGGAACATTCTGAGATCTCAAAGGCACAAGGTCTGCTGGCCATGTGTTGACTGCTGAAGTAGAAGAATCGGATAAAGTGAAAGTAGTTTGCGTTGTCGTCAAACTCAAAGCTGGCAAAGAAATAGTAACCACTTTTCCAATTCTGTACCAAAAAGCTGTTCCACTTGCTAAGCTCCCTGCCGCTGGATTCTTAAGATGCACAGTGAATGAGCCGCTACTTTCATAACTAGCAAGACCACTCTTCAGGTTCGTCGCAAGACCAGCACCGTAGGCGACGTTCGCAGAGCCAGCCCATTCGAGGATAGGGACCGAAAAATTAAGAGTGACGGTATCACCTGTAGCAATTGTCACCGGCTGCACTGTTTGAATACTGTTGTTGATGATGACACCTGTAGCTATGTCGTCCCACCAAAACGGTATGACTGAAGTCGTACTTTGCATGCAAACGCTAAGGGGCCAACCTAGAAGTGCTGACGTATCGTAGAAAATCCCAGAACTTCCTGGAATAGGGTTTCCTGAGCCCAACGATGAATTGACCATGATTGTCGAGTTGATAGTCCTACCAGCTGGCAAACTGATGACTAAGTTTCCCGCGCTTGGCGCGCCCGTGTAATTGACCAAAACACGATACGTTGCCCACTCACCATTTCGTGTTTCGTAAGCTGTAACCGTGTTGTTCGTTACGCTTGAGGTCATAGTTACAAGCGTTGGTCCGCTGATAACGGGAACGACAACCGGATTTCCTGATCTTGTTCCCGCTGAGTTTGTAGCCATGCTTAGTTACCTCCTTCTAGGATCTCAATGCGTTCGCGAAGTTCCTCGATGATTGCCTGTTGCTCTTGGATTGCTTTGACCAAGAAAACTGGGAGACTTCCTGTGCTCATCGTCCAAGGTTCTACATTTTCTGGTAGATCTTCGCCAAGTCCGTCATCAGTTGTGGTAACGCTGGATGGGAATACTTCAGCGTATTCCTGAGCTATAAATCCTGCATCTGCATTACCTGTATCTTTCATGTTGAAAGTACAAGGTTGCAAGGCAACAATCTTAGCAAGAGCATCAGTGAGTGGTGTGATATTTTCTTTTATTCGGCGATCTGATGCAGCCTCAAATTCAAGGTTTGTTTGTGCCGCATTAATCCGAACGTAGCCACGAGTAGCAGCATCGATACCGGCTATAAGACGATTGCTTACGGCGTTCGCTTTTGTCAGTTCCAGAACGGAAGTCGTGGCTCCCAAGCTTCCGTCACCTAAACGCCAAACCTTAAGTTGTGAGCAAGTAGCGACATCAACACCCGCTACAACCCATCGATGACGACCGAATGTTCCGCCTGAGTTACCGGCGAAATAAACCATTTCACCTTCAGCACCCGATACTTCGTTGCCGTTCATGATGATACCGGCACCACGGTTCTGCGTCCAAGCTGTACCGCCACCGCCACCAGATACGATCACAAATTTATTATCGGCTCCATCGCTGGTCGTGCCAGTGATGAATCCATTTCCGTCAAGCTGGAGCGATACGCTTGCACCGTTACCGAATGTCTTGTTACCACCAAAACTTTGCGTTCCAGTCGTCACGTATCCATCGACGGTTGCGGACGCTGGAGGAAGCGTTGAAGTGAGCTGCTTATCCGCCCAGTAGATCACCGATGATCCACCGATACGATAGAACGTTGCCGAGAAATCTTTGTAGTCGAAATCCAGCGTGTCGTTCACTGGATAGCTATCGATGGCCTGACCAGTTGGAGGAGCCACGCGAAGATATTTCGCCGCTGATCCAAGGCCCAAAGCATCGCTGATCGATATCACGAAAGCAGTCGTGCCCGATGGGAAGGTCAGCGTGTACGGACCAGAAGTGAGGTCGTAGACGTACTTGATATTGGAAACCGCTGTGAGAGAGGACGAGGCGAGCTGACCTGTGAGGCCGCCCGAGCCACCGCCACCGATCAAGATCCAGCGCGAGAGGCCGGAGTCGTAGACCGCGAGGACGCCAGCGTTATTCTTCAGAGTGAAGTCCTGACCGGTGCCTGTGTAGAATCGGTTCGCAGCGGTTGCGCCGGTATCGTTCTTAATCAGGATGTCCGAACCAGTCTCATTGATGAAGGCTACCACCTTATCCGCAGTCGGAGACGCGAGCATCTGGAGGTCCGAGGCCGTACCTATGATCCTCTTCGTTGGTCGCGCGCTCGTGGGCGTGATCGTGTTCGATGCTATCGTTGCGGTTTCCGATGCCCAGCGTGTGTAACCGTTCAGAAATTTTCCGCTCGTTGTGTCGTAAAATAACGACTGCCCATCGAGTAGGGCTGTGAGCTGAAGTGCGTTGCGGTTATGCACCACGAAATACGCACCAGTAAAGGTGCCGCCCGATGGGGGAGCTGTGATGTCGATCTTCGTCGTCGCGAACCCAGAGGTCGCTGCGATCGTCCATCCCGCTGCAACAGGATCGGTGATCGCCGTGAAGGTCGAGAATGTTCCCGAATAAAGCATCACGGTGATTTCAGAGAGAGCCACTCCGAAGTTGTGATCGACGGTGATCACGCCAGAGTTTGCGATGGCTGAGAACGTCGCATAACGACCACTCAGACTGTTCGAGATATTCGTGTAAATCGTTTCGATTGATGCGTAGAGCGCCGACCCGCCGGACGTTCCGAGCGTTGGGTGGTCGATCTTATAACGTCCGACAATAGCCATTTCTTAGCTCTCCACGTTTTCGCGTTTAAGATATTCAAGCCAATTTTTAACCGTAGAAATAAGGTGTTCTGCATCGTTGCAGTCCACGATAGATTGCCAACCATCTCGCACGATGCCGAGGCCGTTGGTGTTGTGATCCTGAAAGGGAAGATTCCAAATGCAAGGGAGCGACCAATGCTCAATGCATAGCGCGGCCTGGTTGAAATAAAATCCAGGCTCGCCTATACCCTCGGCTCCATCGAAAGGATAGTCGAGGATATTAAAACCGTGTCCATTCAGGATAGTCATCATCGTGTGTTCTGCGTTCATAACTCGTCGTCCCATCTTCAAGTGCAGTGATTATATAGTCTCGTGCGATGATCCGCATTCCATAGACGTGATTCTTAGAGATCCCGCCTATTACCATCTGAGCCGCGAGATGTTGAAAGTTTACAAAGTCAGGTCCAGGGCAGTCGCCGAATCTCTTTTGCTCGCGAGTGGTCCAATGTTTCCCCTCGATATAAGCCCAGAGAAGATTCTTCTTGTTCACTGCGCTCGCACTGTCTTCAAATCGAGATGCTGGAAACCAGCCGCCGATCCGTGGCATACGACCGTCAGAGAACTCGAATACCCAGCGAAAGAGCCATCTATCGCCGGGCTTAGTATGGAGGTGGATCAAGGGATCATACATGCTGTTATGCCGTATATGCGAAGGCTACAACTGTGTCGTATTGGAGTATACCACCGGCTGTTGCAGCAGAGTTGAGATAGAACCGAGAGCGGAAGTGTCCACGGTTTCCAAGGACTGTATCCGATGCCTTGCCGATCTTACCAGCGACTGGCGTCGTAGCGTCAATTTCGCTAGAGCCGTTCCAGAAGGATGCCGCGTCCTGATGGAGCGTGAAGGCGTTGGCGAGAGAAAGACCGTCGAGGCCCGAGTAGCTTTTGCCGAAGATTCTCTTCTGACCAGTCCCCTCGCGTGTGTAAGCAAACTGTGAGGCTGTGACAACGTCCCAGCTCATATCGATATGGAGACCTTGCGAGAGGCCATCCGAGTTGTTCGCAGTCGCTCCAGTATCGGCCGCACCGTAAGCACCGAGTGTCGTGAAGTCACCGGCACTGGTGTTGGCGCCACCATAAGTCCCTGAGTATTGAGAGACGTAGAGCTTCACGTCAGTGATCGGATCGACCACGGCATCGTGATAAGCGAAGAGGTCCTGGTGGCCTGTGTTCGCTGATTGCAGTGTCAGCGGTGAGTATTGCCCGTTTGTGACCTGACCCAAGTCGAGGCCGGTCGAACCGCCTGCGAGCGCATCCGATACGTTAGAGCCAGTAATTGTCTCACTTAGAGTTAATGTGACCGCCATGAAAACCTCCTAAACGTGCTTAAGATTCTTCGGTTATTGTAGCTGAATACCCACCGACTGTACCAGAGTATCCGGGAGTATAACTTGGAAATGGTAAAAGTTGCATGCTCCATAGCGTTACAGGAATCTTTATTCCCTCTGGATCATGCCCCTTCGATCTAATCATTGCCGGGACGTTCTCGTAGATCACCGATCCGATCTCTATATTGAGCATGAGAAAGTCGCCGATATCAAGCAAGAGCGCACGCCACGTCAGCGAGCAGTCGATGATCTCAAAGAGAGATGAGGCCATGCGAACGATTTCGCGTAGCTGGTCCTTGACCTGCGTCGGATCATAGAGGTTAGGAAAGGCCACGCGCTTGGATATCTGACGTCCAACCTGAGCGACTGCCGCGTCGTTCCTCAAGAGAGGCGAGGTCTGAGCCTGTTCGTTACGGTTCGGGTGATAGTCGAACGTAGCCTGAGCGCGATTGAAATTGTTTCGATCGTCAATTTTAGGCCTAAGCGAGCTAGCCACGATATCGTAATTGCGTGCATTGAACGTTGGAGACGCATTGAAATCCTCGAAATGAAGGCTATTAATCTGGAGCTTTAGCTCGTCGTTGATGAACGATTCCAGGCGAACCTGCTCAAGCAGCGAGAGCGCATACTCCATCGTCGGTTTCGGTTCGTTCTCCCAGATCCGGCTCTTAATCAGGGATATCGCCGATTGAGTTGGCGTGACCTTAGAACGATAGCTATTCCATGAGGCATCGAAGTCGCCCGACACCGCACCACCTTGAGTGATCAACAGATGCCGCGCTTGCTCCACTGGGTTGTTATCAAATCCACTGAGATCGTATCCTCGAACGCGAACGAAGAACTCATCGCCAGCGGTATAGAGGTAAGGCGCTCCGTCGAGCCACGAACTGGTGTTCTGCCTTATTTGAAATGTCTTATTCCCAGCTCCCACGCTCACGATATCTGCAGATGGGACCAGTGTGTAAACGTCCGACTTGAAAAAGTAGACGTTGTTAGTGTCGAAGAATGTGAGGTCGTTATCTGATATTCGTAGCTGAATATTTGTGCGCGAGCCTCCGATAACATTGGCGTCAGCTCCATTGAGTACGAGTGTCGGCACGATGGCTGGATCTGGATCTAGGCTTACCGTCCAGTCTCCATAGATCACCGGCAAAATCTTTCCGACCGTGTTGTCGTCGAGGTCTGGATAGCTTGTGCGCGTGAGGGCGAACTTTGGAAAGGTCTGGTTCAGGCGCTCGTAGTCGTCGCGCGCAATGAAAGAGACGGCGACGATGTCTCGTGAGAAACCGCCGACCTCTGTCACCTGTCCACGAAAGATCGTCTTATAAGTAGCCGCCTGCTCATTGAGGCCGATCTTAACTTCGATCGAGTTTCCGATGAAAGAGTTGTAGTTCACACCGCCTGGGAGATACTGGTTGAACCGCCCGTCCGCGTTGGAGAGGGTTAGGGAAACCGTGGAAAATTGCAAGGTCGGGGACAGCCACTCGCCAACGGTTCGGGAGATCACGGGGATGGTGAGCAGTGCCTCGTAGAAGTTTGGCCCGACGTATTTATTCCTATCCGAGGCGTAGATCATTCCACCGCCCGGCGTCTCGATCTCGACCACGATTTCTATCTTGGTTTCAAAGTTGTCGGCACAGTAATCGAGCAACGCTTGGTCGAGCACTGTTGCCGAAAGGTAAGGCCGTCGATCGCGTCCACTCATTACTTTCCTCTTTTAAAAAATATAGCGAGCACCAGATAGAAGAAAGAGAGCATACCTAAGAATGCAAATATCTCCCTAAGTATGCCCCATGCCTTCATTAGATCGCCTCATCCACGGTTATATCCAGGTCGATATAGTCCGCGTTTTCCCCGATAGCCTTATGGTTCTCAGGTGGTATTTCTGCAAGCTTTCCGAACACTGCAAAGCGTGAGCTAAAGCGAGGCGTCGGTATCCAGAGAGCTTTCAAGCTGGTTCGAACGGTATCGATAACCGTCGTCAGGTTCGAGTAGTTCTCCATGTTGAAGTCAAGGCGACGGAAGGAGAAGCTTACACTACGCTTGAGTGCACGGTCGTTCGAGATGTTGCTGAAAGCCTCTGTCTTCACGCGGTCCGCGAAGTGAGTCTTTCGCCGCTGGACTTCATCTACAATACATTCGCCGTTGAAGATCACGCTTGAACCAAAGACGATCGTGCCAATTCGAAGGTTCTGTGCGTTGGTTGAATCCGAAATTATGAATCGCCAGTAACGATACGACTGAAGTGGAAGAGTCGGCGACACCCAGTAGATGTTCTCCTGCTCGACAGGAATCATTTCAGAGAATGGTACCGACGAGAAGGTGATATCGTTCGACGCTTGCATTGTGACGAGTGCAGATCGCGTAAAGTTGTGATTCAAGATCGCAAGAGTATCGTTGAAAATACCTTGGCTCACCTGTGTATCCGACTGGATAGTAATCGTCGTATTCAATGCGCGATACTGCTGCTCAACGACATCTGTGTTGACGTTGTTGATCGAGAAGTCGCCAGTCTCTGTGCCACCGGCAACGACAGTCCAGTTCGTACCGCTCGTCCCTCGCGATGGGAAATCGTAGAGAATACGAATATTGTCTGTGTTGTAGATCGCTCGGAGGATCTGCGTATTCAGCTTATACGTATTCTGACGAAGAATCTGAGTCGGGAATGCGACGGACTTTGTGATCTGGCGATTCACTTGAGCCTTAGCATGAACTGCTTTTGTCACGCGGCGTTCAATTTGAGTACGCGTGAATTGCTCGTGGATAACATTGCGATCAACCTGCGTGCGAAGGTGAGCGCAAATTTCGCGAGCGAGATAAGGCATAGTAAGATATGGAGCGATGAGGTATCCACCGCATAACTGATGCGAAATATTCGTCGCCACGATTTCTGTTCGCGTGATCTTCGTAGTGGAAACCGTGCGAGAGATCTGGGTTCGGGCCGCGTTGAGCGCGATGATCCTTCGTTCGATCTGCCCCTTGAGCGTGAAGGCTGAAGTGACCTCCTGGTCGATCTGCGTCCTGAACGGAGCAGTGGCGCCAGCAATCATGCGTTCAACCTGACTTCTCAGATTGAACAGCGACGAAGTCATCCGATCGACTTGCGTACGGAAAGGATCGGAAACCGTGATGAGGCGGGATATCTGCTCGCCATGGGCCGCGAGGCTCGTGATCCTCTGATCGACCTGCGTCTTCAGATCGAAGACCGTATTCACCTGACGGTTTACCTGGGAGCGAGCCGCCCTGGTCGTGGCGATCACGCGCTCGATCTGCTCGTGATAAGCTGCGCTGGTGCCGACGATGCGATTGACCTGCTCTTGGAAATCATTGCTGGTCGCTATAGTCCGCGCTATCTGAACGTTAGCCGTGCGAGATGATGCGATCGTGGGCGTGGCCTGCGTGTTGAACGCGCTGACCACGAGGGCCGTGAGGTACGGCCCCACCATATATGGTCCTTCGAGATATCCGTATTCTATAGCCATTAGCGAATACCTTTCGTGCTAAGTACGAACTGACCGTCGAGTGATGCCCGCTTAAGTTCCTCACGGATATTCGGGACCAACGTGCCTTTGATGTAAGCCGGATCTATATTGGTTTTCGCGTCGATCGTTACGTTGATATTCACAACATAATTATCGCCACCGCTCCCCATTATCTTACCCTTATTTATGCCTTGGAGCATTCCCAATCCAGCAGCCTCAACACCCTTTTTGGAAATCACAAACTCACCAGGAGTCAGCATCGCTGGCGTCCTATCCGTTCCGAAGCCAGGAAGGTTGAGACCGCCGTCTCCGACAAGACCACCCGTTGCGAGCTTTTGGATATCCCCAGGAATGAAGTCGACACCTGGGATGGTAAAGCCAAATTTCTTACCGGCCACTTTAAAACCGACGTCGATCGACGGGATCTTAAGGTTGTTCAAGAGCGTGATGATCGGATTGAAGATCCCTTTAAAGAGCTTGGTGAATATCTCTCCAGCGTTTGTAAAGATCTCCCCGATTGCCTTTGAGAAACCGGATAGGTCGAAGCTGAAGAGGGACTTAAACGCATTCCCGATGCCAGTGAAGAACCCGCTGATGCCGTCGAAGGCATCCTTAAAAAGATTGATGATCGGCATGAAAATAGTTGTGACGCTATTAAATACTCCTCGGAAAAGATCAATTATGGGCTGAAAAATAGCCGTAACTCCATTCCACATATTCGAGAATAGGCCGATAATCGCATTGCCAATCTGTGCAAACAGATTGAATACCGTTTGAAAGGACGTGATAATCGGCTTGATAATATTGTTCCAAACGAACAACCAAACCGCTTTTATTCCATCGATCAAAGGCTTAATCACGCCGTTGTAGATGAATAGCCAGACCTCACGAAGCGCATTGAAAAAAGGCCCTAGGACGTTGTCCCATACCCATCGCCACGCCTTCGTTACGATATCAAATATGGGGAGAAGGATCTTCTCGTATACCCAAAGCCAAGCGGCCTTGATCGCGGCCACGCCTTTAGCGAAAGCATTCTCCACGTTCTTCGCTATCTTCTCAGCCGCCTTATTCGGGTCTTTCACGGCTTCCATCATATCGGTTACACCGAAGAGTTTGGATGCGTTGCCAGACAATTTCTTGATCGCCTTATCCAGCGACTTCGTATCGATCGCGATCTTCGGAAGCTTGACGCCACGGAGCGCGGCCCAGATCCTTTTCCATATCGTCTCGAAGGCCTTGAGCACGCCCTTTACGATTGCGATGGGAATGGTCACAGCGAAGGCATAAGCAAGCTGCACGATGATCTTCGGCAGTGATGCTACGAAGAACTCGACGAAGGCTATGATCAAATCAGGCAGAGCCTCGATGATCCCCTGAACGATATCAGTGATCAATTTCGGCAACTGATTCACGAGGTCTTTGATCATAGCTGGAAGTGATTTGAAAAGATTGACCACCGCCTTAATCAGACCTGTAACAAAGTTTCCAATCTGTTGCAAAGATTTGCCAATCGATGCAATGAGGTTCGGAATAAACTCCGCTACGAGGCGAATGATCGCATCGAAAAGCCCTTGAAATACCGTGAAAAGCATCTTCGGAAAGTCTGTGATCTTATTAAAAATATCTGTGAATGAATTGACCAAATTTGGAATGAAGTCAAGGAATGCGTTCGCTGCAGATGCGAAAGCACCAGCGACCGATAGCGCGCCACCGACAAGGCCAGCCGCTCCTGAAGTGAGTGCGCCACTGATGCCGTCGATGATATCCTTTCCAGCTTTTTGCATGCCCTCAAACTCGCGTCCAGGCGCTGACTTCTGAGCCTTGGCGGCTGTTGCCTTAGCGAGCGCCTCTTGCTTAGCCAAATAGTCCTCAGCCTCTCCAGTGAGCAAGCCCTGAAGGTCAAGCTCTTGACGTTTGAGGTCAATGATCTTCATCTGTGCCGTAAGCTGGGAATCGATCCTGTCGAGCGTGAGCATGGTCTGCTCATTGTAAGCCTGTTCGAGGCCGATCGTCTCCTTCTCCAGATCGTTGATCGCTTTCCCGAAGGCCTCGACCGTCTGCTTATCAAAGGCCTCTTTGCTAAGTTGACGCAGTTTGATTATCTGTGCCTCGTATTCCGGCGGAAGTTTCCCGCCCTGGCCGATTCTCTTAGCGAGCTCATCGATCGATCGCTGAGCTTGAGTTGCTTCGGCCTGGATTTTTGCAACGCCCTGAAGTCCGGCTGAGGCCGCTGCTTTCTGAGCATCTTCGAGTGCCTTCTTCAATTCTTCGATTGCCTTGCGTGCGTCGTCACTGAAAAGATTCGGGAGCTTTACGTCCTTCGCCTTCTCTTTGACCTTAGAGACCTCGATGCCCGCGAGCATGAATTTGTCGAGAAGGTCAGAGCCTTTCCCGAAGAGGCCGGTATCGATATTCGCTATACCCTCAAGCGCACCGCCCACATTCTTATCGATGCTCGTCCCAAGCTTTACTGCTGCTTTGTCGAGGCTATCCAGGTTCTTTTTGCTTGCTGCAAAAAACTCTTTAAATACCGGCAGATTTCCAAGCTTATCTTCGAGAGTACCGGCGAGCCTGATCACCCACGCTATCGTGCGGTTGATCGCTAGGACAACGTAGTCCATTGCCGCTGCAAGACCACTCTTTATAATGTTGCCGAGCGTGAAGAAATTTTTCGCGACAACATCGGTGATAGCCGCGACCGTAGCGAGTCCGGCGACTACGCCTATGAAACCGGCAAGAGGGATGAGGGCTTTCGTGGCCGCCGCCTGGATCGCGATGAGCCCCTTCGTGAAGGCGTAAGCAGCGCCCGCATGGAGTGAGCTATTAAACGCTATCACAGCTAGTGTCGCGACTCCCATGCTGGCTGCGAAGATTGCGAAATCATCCGACTTGAGAAACTTTGATACTTCCTTGACGGATTCAGCCATCGCATAGAAGGCGACCGTCGAGGCGTCGATGATCCTCGGGAGACCGATTAGCTCCCCTATCGCCTTGCCGGTTTCCTCCGTGATGGCGCCGAATGCGAAAGATGCGGCCTTGAGCTTTCCACTATAGGTGTCAAGATTCTTTTCCGCAAAATCCCCAAACTTAGCTTTCAAATAGGTGACGGCATCGCCCGCTTGGAGAGCCTCTTTGGTCATGTTTTGTAGCTCTGGAGCGAGCTTAGCGAGAGCCGCACCGTTGCCTTTGAAAGACTGTTGGAGCGCGTTGAATGCCTCTTCAAACGAAGTGTCAGGCTTGATCGTAGCGATACCGGCAGCGGCCTTAACCATGTTCTCGATGTCTTTCGACGAGCGACCGGAGGCCACGGCTATCGCTGCAAGCGACTTAATTGAATCATCTGAGGTGATGCCGAGTCGCTTCATCTCATCACCAAGAGCCGCAATCTTATCTTGAAAGCCTTCGATATCCTTCTCGCCGACCTGCTTTAAGGCGAACCCAAGTCTGGCCGTCGCGTCAGCTCCATCCATAAACGGTTTCACAAATGCCTCGACCGCACTGATACCGCTCTTGATATTCTGGATGAATGAGAAAATACCAAGGTTCATTTTCGTGAATGTATCGGCGAAAGAAAGAGAACCCTTCTCTCCCGCGCTCGAAGTCTTCTTGAACCGCTCCAGCTCCGAGTTCAGTTTACTGAGCTCCGCCGTGGTTTCTGCTCCCTGGATCGTGATCTTTACGAGCAACTCATCTGTTGTTACGGCCATTCTTTGCACCCTTCGTTATCTTGGAATCCGCTGTTGCAGATGCGCCTCCGTCTCCGAGGATAGCGCGCGCGCGAGCGTAAAACTTCTGATCGCTGTAATAGGGGAGAAACCAGGATAAAAGGTCGATCCACCATTCCGGCTGGTCGTTGATCGCGCCCTCTTCTAGCATTATGCCAGTCTCGGCAGTGATCACCAACGCTTGATACATTGCCGACGCGGAATGGTCCCAGGTTGCCTTTGCAGGGCAATAGCCGTATAGCTCACCGCCCTTGGTGATCTGCATGGGCCATAGATTTCCATCGGCAGAGGTGAAGTCTTCTCGTGGTTCTTGGCATCGCCTGAGTGATTGAACAGAGGAGGGGCAGGTAGAACAGGTGAGCGCCTTACGTCTGTCTGGCGTCGCCTGTCCCAGTTCTATGAGGGCAGTTATTTTTTTTTGAGGGCGTTTGAATGGGTACCGATCGCAACTTGACGAGCGCGATAAAGCTCTTGCACGATTCCAGCACTGATCAAAAGCTCGATCAGTTCTTCGCTCGCGCAACCATCACTCGCTCTTTTAAATTTCAATTGCTTGTCTTCCGGTACAGATGCGGGGTTTTTGATGTCGATAAGAGATGCGCGTACTTCTTCGGGAATGAATCCGAGGCGCATTTCCATTTTACCATCTTGCATCCCGACTTGCTCATTCTGAATTTTCTTTGCGACAGAAAAAGGCAAAACCTTCCGCATTACGAAGATTGTTGGTTCTTCACCCAGCTTAAATTTTAGCAAATCTTTATTCAGCGTCGAGATATACTCTTCGAACTCTTCCTCATTCATATCTAATGCAGAGTCTGCGCTGACGACGACTTCGAACGTATCCGTTTTCTGATGCAATACAATAGCCATGGAATACCCTTGAATAAAAGGGGGAGAGAGCAAACTGCTCGCTCCCCTATATCACTGACACAAAAAGAAAGGAGCACGATACGCGCGTTAGATAAAGGAAAGAGTTATCTCATCTGCTGCGTCGAGCACAGTTTGATAAGCAACGCCTTCGAACGTAATTGGGATTGATCCAGTTTCTGGAACAGGGATCGACGGCACTGGGAAGATCACGTTTGGCAACAGGATTTCAAGGCGGCGTCCTGTGGGAGAACCCAAGACCAGCGTGATGTCCTTCGCCTCAAATTGCTGGATTGAGTTAAAGAACTCCACGAGGTCGTGGTTGAGATTCAGCTCTAGGGAAACCGTGGCATTCATGCGGTTTGCAGGAATAAAGATTTTGCCGTGAGCCGCGTCTTTACCGAAACAATAGTCTTCCAACTCGTGACCATTTGCAATGGTGATATTGCAAGAGCGAACGCATTGTTCTGTGAGACCGGCAATCTCCACTGAACCGATGAGGCCGGTCAGAGGATTGTCGATACCAGTCTTCGTTGCCGGTTCCCAGTAGCTCAAGTAAACGGGAGTCGTGGTTCCATCTGCATCGACGAGAGGAGCACCACTCAATGTGACGACATCGCCTGCTACTGAAAGCACTGTGCGTGGCGTTGCTGTGTCGGTCGAGCGAGTAACACCGTCTGCCTTGAGGATCATCACGAGGCCGTTTACAGGAAAGCGATAGCCTTCTCCAGCGGCGACGGTGACTGTGTTGCCTGTGTTGGCTGTTACCGACTTGCCGATGCCGACGACGACTGCCTCTGAGCCCATGCCAGAGAATTCGACCTGAGAGCGTCCGTCGCCTGGGAATGAAAGCGCTGCCTCATCGACAAAACAGCCGCGTGCCTGACGGCCCCAGCGATCGCCACACTCGAAGATCGAGAAGGTCACGCTCGGTTCTGTGGATGCATTGTAGACCGCACCGGCGGTGAGGTCTTGGAAACCGAGAGTGGATTTGTATAGGAGTCGGACTGCCGGATCGATTTCCGCGCTCGACGCCGCGCCCAGGGCCGTGTCGATATTAAAGAACAAAGGAAGAGTCCACGAGAGAGTCTTCTTCGCTTTGATTGTCGAGTTGTTATGGCGACCAGAACGGTGTGGAGACGATTCAAGTGGCTGTGTAAACTCGATTCCCCCGCCTGCAATCGTGTAGAGGTAATCGGTCCCGAGAGGAGCGATCAAGGTCCCGCGTGTGACCTCTTCTTTCAGATAAAAGGATTGCTCTAGTGCGGTCGAGTCGTTGTCGTTCGCGTACAATGCTGCATAGTTTTTCGCCATTTTGCCGTGCTCCTAAAGAAGAATATTGACGCTAAGTTTAGCACTCACCCACTAGATTCTCATAGTATTCGACCTGGAAATCCATCTTCAGTAGATAGAATGGTTCGATCAAATGAAGGTCCGTTGAGTTGGATAGATAGCTGGCCTGGATCACGCCCTTCACTCCAAGCTGAGGCTCGGCCCAGATCTTGCGAGAGATCTGGTATTCGTAGTCCCACATATCCCTTTGGGAAATGTAGCCGTTCTCCGTACTCTTCGCAATGCACTCAAGCGAGATCAGCCAGGTCCTCCGCGCACGAAGCCTCTCATGCACTACGGTTTCCTCAACGTCGATCATCTGCACGGCTGGCAGCTCCATCTCGTTGAAGTCCGACGAGTAGAGGCGAACCTTATCGAACTCGACCGAGCGGAGAAAGTTAAGCTCGGAAATCGTGGCGACCAGGGCGTTTGCTATCCTGGTCTTCATCGATTGTGGCTGTATGCGAACCTGGGTATAGAACATTATTCAGTCCCAACTGATCGAATCATGTTGATGATAAACTGCCGATGCTTTTGCAGAGCGGGCTTTACATAGGGCCTTGCGTCTTGAGAAACCGTGCGAGTGTGGGCACGTACTCCGTAAGGCTTGCCGTTCTTCGATACGCGGTTTGACGCGCGGACCTGTTGGATTCCGTGAAAGCCAAACTCCCAGAAGGCGGCATACGGCACACCGTAAGATCCGACTTCCAGCCGAGCGTTGTTGCCTTGCTGGACAGCCTTATAATGGATCGAGTTGATCAAGCGCCCGGTATCGATGAGACGCCGCCGTTTGATGTTCAACTTCATCTGCGATTCAAGCGTAGAACCAATGCGAATGAGAGCCATCTTCAGCTTTTCATTGTTCGGCGCAGTGGCCGCTCTCATCTTAGCGATGCGTGATATCACGCTCTCAATGCTCATGGATTTCTTACCGGAAGGTTGATCGTGGGAAATTCCATTCGCTTATAGCGTTGGACAATTTCTTTGATCATCGTCGGCATGGATTGAACGATGCCCACCGACTCGTCTTGCTTAGAGGTCGAGGTGCGTCCCATGTCTCCACGCTGATTGTGGCGATAGTACCATTCAGCGGCCCAGATCACTGCGAGCTGGAGATCATTCGGAATGTTCGCATATCCAGCTACGTAGATAGCTCGGATGATATCGCGCCCGAGCGGGAAAGTACCAGAGTACCGGACGATTGCCAGCCCATCGGAGGAAAGGCCGAGGTCAGTCGCCGGCACTAAGGTATTCGGATCCGTCCAGGTTCTACTGCCATCGACGCGAAGCTCGGTAAGAGAAGTCACCGGGTATTGCATCGGCACCAGAGTGTCGCCTCGGTTGCCGGAGAATATTTCTGTATAGGTGGCCTGTGCAAACTTTCGCTGGCAGATGCTCTCGATCGTATCGGACGCCGCATCCAAAAAGAAATTGAGCTTATCATCCCACTGGGTATCTGAAGACTTCAGGCCCAGTTGTGTTTTTAATTTTGCCAGCGACGCGAGAGCCATTGAATACCTCAGTCTTAGATTTGTGCGGGCTCACCAGCGTCTTTCGACGCGAGATCACCATCAGTGATCTGTTTTCTGCGGGTCTTTACTGGAGCCTCGCCGTAGCTTACGACCTCGAAAGCGCCTGGATAATTAGCGAGAAGTTGATGCCCGATCGCATCTTCTACTTCGATCACGGCACCTTTGCCCAGAGTTTTTTCTGGTTGCCAGATACGGCCACCGACTTTCAAGAGGGGAATAAAATCTACTCGTTCGAGGACGCATTTAATCTTCATGAAGTGGACCTTTGTTTTGTGCATACAAACTGTAGACCTTATTCATACCATATGGGCCTACGTAGAGGCGAGTATTTTGCACTGTCCATACAAAATACTCGCCCTTATTTTAGACGGTTTCTAGGAACGACAAAGTCGCTCGGAGGTCAGACGCTTTGTCCAGGGTGTAACCTTGGATCTTGATCGCCTGAGTACCAGTCGCACCAGAGCTTGCGAAGATGTTCGCGTGATGAGCTTGGAACGTGTACTGACCGGCGTCGAGTACCACGTCCAGGAGGATCGTGGTCGTAGCGTCGTCGACTTGAACGAGTTGGAAGATCGCGGCTCGACGGCAAGAAACCGTGATAGCGAAGTCCTTAAAGTTCATGCTCACTGGCACGGTTTCCGACACGATATCGGCTACGACGCCAACGGTCTGGGTTCCAGATAGCTTGACGCCGCGTGCGAAGTGAGGAGTACCAGTGCCACTGCTGTCGACGGGGATAGCACCTTCAGCCGTAAGCTGAGGAAGGATCGCGTTGCCCGCGCTGTCTTTGAAACTGAAACCTAAGAGGCCGTTCTTACCGACCGGACTATCGCCCTCGACGATCGCCCTTAAATCCACGCCTTCATTGTTACCATCGACCAATACCGGAAATGATTCTCTAGGATCTGCCATGCTCTTCCCCTTTGCTTACGGACTTAGAGTTCCCTGTAAATAGCATTCGACCCGAGAGACGGCTGAGCCGGTCCTGGTCGTCAACTTAACCTCTATAATTTTACCCGAAGTGAACATTCTTGCCACGCGGAACGGAAAGTTAATATTCGGGGATGCCGCTCCAGTTCTGCCAGATCCAATGAGGTCACCATCACCATATATTTCGAAGTGAGATTCGGCCCGGCACACGACGATCATTGAAAGCAGATTCAAGGTTTTCAATGCAGAAACCGTGTAGGAAAGGATCGTCTGCTCGACGCCAGGAGTCGTGGCATTCTGCGTCTCGAAGAACTCCGCTGCTCCAGGCTCACCGACCGATACGTTGCCGACGATACGAACGTCCTGGATACCAAGGGCTCCGCGAGCAAAACGCCAGACAGAGTTGGCCTCATCGTAGACCATGATCGGGATACCCTTGTCGAGCACCAGATTGGTCGGTTCACCCTCTCGTTGGAGGGCGTTGTCTATATCGCTGGCCGAGCTGAGCACGACCGAGACATAGACGCCAAACTCAGCATTGCCACCGACTACGGTGCATCTGATGTTCGGCTTATCGTGGAGATTCGATATCAGGATTTTAGAGCTAAGTGGAAACGTTGTGATGATGTCGTGAGAGTTGAGCGGGATCTCTTCGCCATCGTCAATGCCAACGCCGTAGTCGAAGTATTCAACGTGAACGCTTGCACCTGGATCGAGTGACTTGACAAACACGGTTGACAAAAGGCTATTACCGACGACACTAAGCCGTTGATCATAGATATCTGGCGCTCTGTTTAGCAAGGGTACGATCGTCTTTGTGTCGAACTGCCCTAATCTCTGGACCTCTTCTGCCATCGTATTTCCCAGCATCTACTAAGAAGAATGGGGCTATGAAAGCCCCACTCTTGTATTCAAGGAGTATTAGCTAAGAACTACACGAGGATGTTGTAGCCGTAAGATACCGAGACTTCGCTTGCAGACTGAGCGAAGCCTTGGAAGTCTTTACGTTGGTAAGACGCGAGCAACCAACGGTCTTGGTTGGCCAAGTCTTCCATGACTTTCAAGCGGATTGGACGGCGCATACCGATCCACCAACGGCGCATGTTGACGAGCAACGCGGCTGTTTTGTTGAAGTTGACGCCATCGTAAACGCCAGTCGCGTTGAGGTCTGAGCGCATGTACTCAGATACGATGATGGGAATACCTTGGTAACGAGCGAGTTCACCAGTGATCACGGTCGCAGATTGACCGTATTTTTCAAGGGTTGTTACGCTGTCCAATTGCAAGAACTGTTGGTAAGCGATTGGATCGAGGAACCAAACGAGTTCGCGTGGGTTGACGCCGAACTTTTTCATCTTCGAGCGCATTTGACCAAGGAGAGCCTCGGATGCAACCGCGCCGGAGAAGTTGGTTGTACCACCGTTGGCAGTGTTACCAAGAGCTTGACGACGGAGGCCGTTCCAAGCTTTCTCTGCAACGTCAGCACCGGCAGCTTGAGTGTCGCTGTCGATGTGTGTTCCGTCAGAGTCACCGTTGAGGATTGCTGCCTCAACCGCACGACGCTGGGCTTCCATCACTTCAGACTTCGCCAGTGCGTAGATCGCAACAGCGGAATCTTCGTTCAGTTCTTCAGGCATCACGTAGTATTCTGCGAGTTTTTTCGCAGTGAAAGTGATCTTGCCTGTGTTGAAGTTGGTCGAAGTCATACCAGTGTTCTCAGCGATCAAGCGAGCTTTCGTAACGCCTGATTGAGTTGGCAACTCGTATGGATTGGACGCCATTGGCATCTCAGTGAACTTGTCTTCGACAGCGCGGAGAAGTTGATACTCCTCAACGAACTGAGAAGAAATGATGGTGGGTACCCACTCATCACCACCGCCTGCAACAGTAGAGCCAAACGCTTTCAAACGTGGGGCAAACTCGTTACGGCCGTAGTTGTGATCGAGCATACCTTTGACGTGAGCAGCGCGGTCAAGCTCGGCTGTTGTACCGATCTTATCTTTCGGCTGGTCGTGGAACATTTGAGAAGTCCAACGAGCACAGTCAGCGGCATTCTTCAGCTCGCGGACGAGGTGCTTAAGCTCCTCTGGTACGTGCTTAAATTTTGGAGCTGCGGTGTTGACTTGGAGAAGTTGGAGCGGAGATGAGCAGCCGAAATACTGAAGGCATTTTTTCTCGTCCGAGTTTCCACCGACGATTGTGTGTCCAGCGCCAGAGCGAAAGATTGCTCCGATAGAGGCGTCGTCGTCTTTTCTTTTTGTTTCGATATCATCCAATTTCTTGGTGATTGTTTCCATTCCAGTTTTCAATGCCTCGATTGTCTTAGCTGCATCGCTCATTAGAGTCCCCCGTAAAATTTAAATCGACAGCCCCAACAAGAGGCATTCATTGGTCAGGTTATAGGCTATCAAGTCGAGCTTGAGTTTTCACCATAAAATCCTGCAACATTTTTAGCACTTCACCTTCGTCCTCTTCTTGAGACTTACCAGCCGGTTCAGGAACTGGTGGTGTGGGCTCAGCGACTTCGGCAGGTTCATTGCTTTCTTGTACCTGCATCATATCCATTCTCGACAAAACTTGCTGCATTAATGATACCAGATTCGCAAGCAAAATGTTTGTTTGTCGCGCTTGGTCGAGGTACGGGTTCACTTCTATCTTCGAGGCGTCCATCTCTGGAGCCGGAATAGCAAGCCCTTGCTCGTCGAGAAGGCCCTTCTTGGAGCCGTCTTCAGGCGGCATTGGTTCTTCCATTACAACGGTTTCGTCTTCGGTCTTCGGGATCTCTTCTTCTGCGGGAGCCTCTTCGCTTGCCTTCAGAGTGCCGAGTAGAGCGACCAGACCGTTGCCGAGGTCGATCGATCGAAGCTCGCCGTCGAACTGATCGGCGGCCTGTTGGATAAGTGTCCATACACTTTCGCCGTCGACCACATTGTCCGTCGCCCAATCTGTACCTTCAGCGAGAGCGATCGCCTCTTCCTTCGAAGGAGCTTTATCTTTTGGGATATTGATCGCGTGAACAGCGACCTCGTCGATGCTCTTGCCTTCGCCGACCTGGACCTTGATGAGCCAGTCTGCCACCTTAGCCGGTGTCGCGTTCTGCTTGAGGCGGATGAAGTCGAGGGCCTCGGCCTTCTCAATTCCAGAAACCGTGGAGAGGTTCTCGGCTACGTAGTCGAGCGAGTCAGTGGTGACGAGGCTCTCGTTGATCTTCGCAAGCTGCTTAAGCACCGCAACAACGTCCTCGTGACCAGCGGCCTCGGCGACAGCAGTGAGCGCACCGTAGACCGGTACGGCGAGCGCCTTGGCTGCGATGGAGAACTGTGAGTCCTGGTTCATCGGTACCGCGACGATCGACACCTCGTGTAGCTCGACGTTCTTCAGAATGTTATTTCCGTCAGCGTCCTTGGTTTCATCGCCAACTCGGATGCCTACTGAGAGAGAGTTGAGGATGCCTTCGCCCACCAAATCGCGCACGCGGCTGATGCTCTTATCTTTCGAGTTGGAGATTCGCCCCTTTACATAGAGGCCTTCTTCACGCGGCTCGATAGCGATCATCTTGCCGACTGGCTGAGAGTGATCGTGATTGAAAAGCACGATGGAGTTTTTCTTATAGTTGTCGAGCTTCCATTCCTTCTTAGAGATCAAGTCGCGACCTCTATCGACGATGGCTTTATTCGCCCATCCCTCGAAGTAAACAGAGCCATCCTCAAGTGCCTTGGTCTTCAGGCCAGACAAAGAGGAGTGAAGGACCTTCAGTTTCTCGTTGATCTTAAGAGCAGTAGACATTCAAAATCCCCTTTGTTTAGCGTTTCAACCCGAGGGCTGGTAGATCATCTTCGGATACTGCGAGCCAAGAACATCGGCAATTGATAACCTCGCCGGCCTCTCCAGCCGTGTCTCGTGGATACTTTAGACCATTGGAAAACTTCTCGTCTATCCCAACTATATCTCCCTCAAGGCGTCTGTGGGATTCACGCACTCGCTCGTCTTCAGCGGTCACCCAGACCTTCACCATGTTGGGAATCACCGTGGCGGCATCTTCCATCGCCGCGGCTTGACCGATCGATGTCGCCGTCAATACCTCAGTGCGTGCAATGGTGAGAGCGCGTGATGCCGATACGGATGCCACGTCGCGGATGCTTCGGGCGATATCCTGTAGGCTATCACTCGAGGCAACGCCAGCATCGATGGCTCGCATGATCCGTTCGGTCGTCGTCTTTGAGACGTTCTCGAAAGTGTCGATCGATCGAGCCTTGAGCGTCTCACGACGGCCCTTCTTATTCTTCGCCTTAAGAGCCTCGATCTCATCCTGATAGGGACGGTTGAAAGGCGTTTCCAGAACTACGTCGTAGCCGAGGTCAATCTGTGGCGCCAGAACATCTGTATAGCCGTTCACCCAATCCTTTTTAGATCGATCGAAAGCATCTTCGATCCTCTTCTTAAGCTCGTCACGGTTTGGAATATCGGCCTTGGCTTTATCGACCAACAGTTCTTTCGCGATGCGAGCAGCAGCGACGACCTGGTTCTCCAGGATATTCAGAAATAGCCGCGATAGGTTGATGATTCCACCCTTCGCCTCTTTCTCCATTTTCGCTTGCTGAGCCTCCATCCACTTACCATCTTCGCTCTTGGAATATAGGGACAACGCCTCAATGTTCGCGGCTCGATAGTTCAATGAGTCCTCGATCGATAGGGGTTTGATATCCTCTGCTGCAGCGCCGATCGCCTCAACTGAAGGCTCTTCATTGGAAACCGTAGAAGGAGCTGGATCGAACGGAGAGGAGAACATCGGCTTGAAGTCGGGGAGCACGTCGCCGCCTGGGTACGGTTTCTCTTTCCAGACCTTGGCTCGCACTTCGTTATAAGTCAGACCCGCTCTGAGCATTGCCTGAGCTGTGTTGGCTTTGTCGAGAAGGTCCTCAGCAAGCGCGGGCACGCTGCTCATGTTCAGCTTGATCACGTAGCCTTTGCCAAGCTCATCCTTCAGGCGTGACGTCAGCTCGGACTCGATCATCATAGCTATAGATGTGAGAGGACCGTGCCAGAAGTTTTTGAGAGCTGTCTTGTACTGATCGCTCCCAATACCGCCACCAGTTTCCTGTATGGATAGTTCTTCTTTAGGCACGCCGTAGATATTGATCAGAGCCTCGCGGTTGTTGCGAATCAGTTCGATCAACTGCTGGTCTGCGATGGTGTGAGAAATGTTTGAGGCCTTTACGCCTTTCGGAAGGACCATGCCTCGACGCTGATTTCGACGGCCCGTGTAGGTCGTCTCAAGTGTCATCAGAAGCTTCTTGGCCTGCTCAGCGTTCGCCTCTTCGCCCATCTCTAGGACCATGCCTGGCTGTGCGCCCTTGCGATAAAAGTTCAGCAGGTATTCGTTTGAATAGCGGTTGAACAGCGTCGCCGTCTGCCCTGGAATAAGCGGGGAAAGTCCCCAGTAAACCGACGAGGCATTGGGCCGCTTGACGTGGATAACATCTTTCGGATTGAGCTTGGTGCGCTGACCAACTGGATAGCTCTGCGGATCATTGCCGAGGATATCGTAGCCGAGCAGATCGCCGCGTCCGTTGATATCGAGGCCAATGATTTCTGCCGGCACATGGACCAGCCACTTCTTCTGCTGTGATTTGTAGATCAGAATATTCCCGGTCACGCAATAGTCCACGACACATGCGTACTTGAAAGCATAGGCGGCTTGCAGTGGGTTTGGATTGTCGAGTACGCGCTGGTACGGATGCGAGAGATATGGCTGGAGCGTCATCTCTCCATCGACGATGACTTCCTTATGCACTTGCCAGGGGAGCTGAGCGAGCTTCATCGCCTGACGGTCGACGAGGATATAGATCCAATCCTCGGCCACGTAGACGTTCTTGAGCGTCCTTGGATCGACGATGGTCGGTTGATCTTTAGAGAAAGGACCGGCGTTTGCCTCTTCGGCGAACATGCGGTCGAAACTCTTGGATTCTAAATCGTCCATACTCATTTCGCGCAGTTCGTTTAGAGATTCGTTCATCGCCGCCTCGTAGATTTGTCCATACAATTTAGAACTCTAGTATTCCATATTCTCGATCAACATGCTGCAACATTGCAGCATGAGAGAGGGCCAAACTCATAACTAAATCGTCGTGCCCGCCACTGCCTGCGTTGTAGGTTGGAAGTCCCGTCAGCGTGGTCTTTACTTCGATGCCGTCAAGCTCTGCTATGAGTTTGTCGATCTGGGGAATACGATAGCTCACTTCCTCAAAGGCGAGCATCAGGCCGACCATGAGCTCATTCTTGGATGCATTTGAAAATGTATGGCCACGGAACGGGAGATCTGTGCCGTCGAGCATGTCGTCGAGAGCGATACCGACACCGGTCTTATCGTGCCAGACCGTGAGGCAGTCCTTGAACTTCTTAGAGAAGGTGATGAGGCGTTTGACCTGCGACGGGTATCCGACGCCGTTCATTCGCCAGATACCGACGACCTCTCTCGTCTTGGGGCATGAAGCCGTGAACACGGTAAAGTCCACGTTACGCGCCCAGTCGACACCGATCACGACCTCTCTCGTTTCAAAGCCTTCTTGATACCACTGGAACTGTTCGACGACCTCGACGAGGTCCGAGTTGTAGCAGTTCTGGACGTTGATGAATACGCTGCCAGAGTCGAGGAAGTCGGCGAGATAGTATTGACGGAAAAGCCTATCAGGCATGGTCTTTCGAGCATCGTCGAGGACTTCCTTCGAGAGCGTTGGGTTGTCGGTCGATGGCGCATGAATGAAGATCTTCGACGGGCGTCTCTTCTCGACGCGCGCCCGAATCATCTCCTCTTTCGCCTCCATGCATTTCCGATAGAACCAGTTCTTACCAACGGGTGTGCTGATCCCGATGATTGGCCCTTTCGTCACGCCGGTCGTCGTCTTGCTCGATAGATAGACCTGCTCTTTCATCTTCGCGGCTTCGTCGAGGATCGTGCCGGCTGTGGCCTCACCCTCCAAACTCTCCGGGTATTGGCCGTGAAAGAACTGGATCTGTGTATCTATGCCGGGAAAGGAAATCGATAGCGACGACTCATTGGGTTTCGTATAGGGCTCTGGCGGGAGCATGCGCTTGCAGTATTTGAAACCGATAGAGGATTGGGTGTAGATCGGGGCCACCCAGCGATACAGAGATTGCCCGTTGAGCGGCGCGTCCGAACAGAGGGCCGTCGAAGCACTCAAGGTCTTACCGAACTTCGAACCGCACGCTACCCACATTTCGAGTAGCCCAGGGATGGCAAACGCATTCATGATCAGCATTTGCTTGTCCGAGTGCGGTGGTGTTTTCAGACTGATTCTGACTCGCTGCTCGGACACATTCCCTCCGTCAGTTCTTCTATCACGGCATCAATCACAGTTACGTTCTCAGCCTCAAGTTCTTTACTGGACTGCCTTAGGCGGCCTCCAGAAAGTTCCGTCTCGAAAACTATCGTGTGTTTCTGCTCGGTTTTGATTTCAAACTTCTCACTCCAACCGGCCTGCGTCTGTAGCCAGAATTTTGTCATGAGGCTATTTTTACCGGACGTTGCCATCTTATAAGCAACCTCCATAACTTTCGCTTTAGCTTTTTCTCGGCCAGCAGTAAGGGCTAAGTCTAATGCGGGATTCTCTTGCTTAGCATAGGTTAGGGTGACATCAGAGATACCAAAAAAAGCTGCAATTTGTTTTTGATTCAGACCGATGCCTCGTAAAGTTTCGGCCTGCTTGATCTTCTCTTCGGTCCACTTGACCTTCCGCTCGCCCGGTCGACCGCCTCTCGGGCGTTTAGGCTGGTCTGGTTTAGTCATTTATTCCTCAAAGTGGTTCTATGATTAGAATAGAGGTGCCGGTCAAAATTGGCTATACTCAATTTATATTTTGTACGTACATTTTTGGAGTTCTGCATGCACAGTTTTGTTTACCTCCCGATCAAGGCGCTGAAACCGTATAAGAAGAACTCTCGGAAGCATAGCGCAGATCAGGTCAGGGCTATCGCACAGAGCATTTCTCGTTTCGGTTTCAACGCGCCCGTACTCATCTGGGGAGACGACAACGAAATCGTCGCCGGTCACGCAAGGTGTCAGGCTGCCACGTCTCTTGGAATCCAGGAAGTTCCCTGTGTCCGTCTCGATCATCTGACCGAAGTCGAGAAGAGAGCATACCTCATCGCCGACAACAAACTGCAGGAACAGAGCGAATGGGATAAGGCTCTCTTGCTCCAGGAGCTCACCGAGCTCGCCGATCTCGATTTTGAAATCGGAGTCACTGGTTTCGACATGGACTTCCTTGGTACCGAGATCATCAAGGCCGCGGACTTCTCTGGATCAATATCTGGTGATTCAGACGATGAAAGGAATAGAGAGGATCATGAGATCATTGGCAGCGATGATCGGAAGATGAATCGAGAGGCTGAAGGATCAATCGAATATGATGCGAAGGAGTTCGATAACCTAAAGCATGCCTGCCCTAAATGCGGATTTGAATTTGATAAGGGAATGGCTGTCGAGAAGGAGGTAGTCAATGAGGGGACCGTGGAAGCTGAGTGATATTGATTCGGTCCCCAAGAATGGCCTTAAAGTATTTTCCTGCTTTCACTGCGGCGGTGGATCGACAATGGGCTATAAGCTCTCTGGCTACGAGGTGATTGGCGGAGTCGATATCGATCCGAAGATGATGGCGATTTATCGTGCTAACCATAATCCGCGGCATTCTTATCTGATGGGAGTCGGAGATTTTAATAAAATCGATTCATCTAAGATTCCCGATGAGCTCTTCCAATTAGATATCCTCGATGGCTCACCACCATGTTCCTCGTTCAGCACTGCAGGAGCTCGCGAAAAGAAATGGGGTAAATCCTCAAAATTTCGTGAGGGACAGGCCGAGCAGGTGCTCGATGATTTATTCTTTCAGTTCATAGAAACCGCGAATAAACTTCGTCCGAAAGTCGTGATAGCGGAGAACGTGAAGGGCCTAATCATCGGCAACGCGAAAGGCTACGTGAAAGATATCTTTCGAGGATTCGATAAAATTGGATACGACTGTCAACTGTTCCTATTGAACGGATCAAGAATGTCTGTCCCTCAAATTAGAGAGAGAACATTCTTCATTGCTCGGCGTCGCGATCTCGGACTGCCAAATATCAAACTTCATTTCGACGATGAACCTATCAATGCAGATCAATGCGTCCCTCTCGATCAATCTTTTGGGCCAGTGATCAATGAGGGGAAGACTTTAGAATATTGGAAGAAGTGCCCGCCTGGTTATGGATTCAATGTCGTGGGCGGTTATGGAGCTCACAAGAAACTGGCGCCGAATAAAGTCGCGAATACTCAGACGGCAACGCTTCGTCACTATCATTGGGCAAAGCCTGTCAGGATATCTGATCTATTCGTGATCAGGATTCAGACTTTCCCAGATGATTATAATTTTCTGAATAATGAGGTTCATTACGTTTGCGGAATGAGCGTTCCCCCATTCATGATGCAGAGGATTTCCGAGCAGATCAGATTGCAGTGGTTCAAATGAAAAAGGGACCTTTCGGTCCCTCTCTTTTATTGTTCTTCATCCTCATACCAAGTCCCATATATAATCATCATCCGAACTATCTCTTTTCTCTTCTCATTCAATTTTTCAATTTCGATCGATAGTTCTGTAATTTTATCGTCTATTTCGCAAAGCTTTTTTTGACTCATTTCTTTCTCATTCTTCAATACTGATGTTCAAATAATAAAATCCTGATTCTTCTCGATCGATAAATTGACCGTATCCATGAAGGACAAGATAGGCCAATGCCTCCTGAGTTTCCCAATCAGCAGCAATCATCGAGTTTATTTTTCTGAAGAGCATTATTTTTTTCTTTTTCATATTTCATCATTCCTTAGCTTAATATTCTTTTCAAAAACTCATCTTCTCTCACGATGTATTTTGTCCCGCTTGTCATCGTGATCTCATAGCAATCCATTCCTAATTTTCTAACGCATTCGATCAGTTGTTCATTCAAGCAAACATCTGGCTCATTCGCCTTGACCGTTTCAAACTTCATCATAATTGACTCCCAGTGTGCGGTTATAATTCCTTATCGGCATTCCGTCGAAAACCTTTAATAGATAGCTATGCGCATACCTAAAGGTAAGAATCTCGATCATTACTTTTCAGGTAAGAATTAAAGATTTTTGGCCCCTATTCCGAAAAGATTGTATCAACCAGGGGGTTTCATGAAACACGCACTGATCCTTACTTTAATCCTTACCGCTTGCGGAACATCGGCTGAAGAACAGGCCGCCTTGATCGAATCGGCCAAGGGCTCTACAGATACCCCTATCGCCACATCGGAGGTCGCCACGGTCGATCCTGGAGCTCAGGCGAAGTCCTCTGAAAAGGAAACCGTGAGAAAGAGCACCCTATTCTTTACCTCCTCGAAAGAATTGCCCTTCTGCGACGAGTCGCTCGATGGGACCTTGGCTTATATCGATTCATCCGATGAGTTCTATGCTTGCTCCAATCTTGGATGGAAGGTCGTCGATATCCAGGGGAAGGACGGCGCCGCGGGTGTCAATGGAGTTGACGGCAGCGACGGTCTCGCCGGGATCAATGGTGTCAACGGATCGAACGGTGTCGACGGAACTGACGCCATCAATTTTGAGGCCATTTCTAATAATGGTTCTCATATTGGTACCTACGTCGGTATGGACGCCGGAAATAATAGAATGGACATTCTGACTGACTCCGGTCTCCGAGTCACTCTGGATCAAACGAGCGGGACTTTGCGCTCTTATGCTTATCCCCTCATGTTTTCTGGATCAAATTGCACGGGGACCGTACGATCTCCGGCTCTTCTTGGTTACTTTCAGAACGTGATCCAGGACCCTAGGGATCTGAAATTTTATAAGCAAGTCGGGGCGAGTTTGGGGGCTTTCAATTACGTCTCCCGAATCCAATCGGGGGTTTGTATGAATACGGCCGGCTCGATCACTCAATCTTTTGCCGTGGAATATGTCGCAGATCTAGGCTTTGTTTATCCGGCCGTGGGTGGAGTTTCTATCAAAAACTAATTTGGAAATTTCCAAAATATTCTTGAAGATTCAAGAATAAGGGTATAATAAATAGGCATTGATCAATATCTGATCAATGCCAAGAAAATCAAAAAAAGGAGCAAATTATGAAAGCATCGATGCCAGAAAGAGTTCTCTTGGTTCTGAGTAGATCCAAGAATGAGAAAACTTACAGTCAAATCAAGAAAGCCCTTCGTGTCAATGATCCAGGCGAAATGAATAAGCTCGGTTCAGCTTGCACTCGCCTGGCTCTCTCGAAAAAAGTTTCTCGTCGGAAGAATCGAGATGGAGTATACGTCTATCGCAAGAGAAAGACGGCATGAATGAAATCTGGTTTCAAGAGGCCCGTCAGTTATTTCTGAAGTTAATAGCTACGGGCCATGATATCAAAAATGAAAAGATGTCCCAGGAAACAAAATTAGAAATAGAAGAGCGACTTCGATATGTCGCCCTCATCTATATCTCTACTAATCGTTAATACGCATGCCAGGCCCTCTTATCAGAGGGCCTTATTGCGATCACTCTTTTATCCTTCTCACGCATAAGTCTCGGCGCCTTGCTCTCGATCCGCTTATTCATCCTGAATAAAATCACATAACCCTTCTTCGTCAATCTTCCAAAAAGCCAATAGCCAAAGGATTTCCATACGAAGAAATTCGTTCGCATTATGCGCTCGATATTAGGTGATTGCATTTCGACCTCATGAATTGTTATGGATGGAATATATTGGAATATTCTATCTATTTCAAGAAGTTTTCGCCTGATCTCTTTACCCACGACCGATTGTATAGCTCCCATACGCCACACTCGGCGGTCGTCCTTGCACCGTATCGACCATTGAGGAATAGAGCCTCATGAGAAACCGAGTGAGAGAGATTAGGATGATCGGCGTCCATCGCGTCTTTCACGTATTTTCTCCAAGCGTCGATTGCCTGATCGAACGTTCCGACGAAGTCGTCGGGCAGGATGAAATAGATATTGGCGCGGAGGATTTTCATTCGGCATTCTCATACGTCAGTTGAAAGATGTCGTCCTTGCAGAAATAATATTCGCCCTTCACCCCGCGAATAAGCCAGTCGCCTATTCCGCCTTCCATCACGCCCTCAAGCGTTCTGACTTCCAGCATGCTATAGTTTTCTTTCCACGGCTTGCATGAGACGCAATTGCCCTCGGAAAATTCCATCATCGCTTTGTGATTCGATCCATCAAATTGGACAGCATCGATCACGACTGGCTTCTTGCGAAATTTCAACTGTCGCTCCTTTCCTCAATTTAATGACCGTCCAATTCAAGTCGCCTGTCGATTCTATCTGCCTCTTGGCAGTTAAATATGCTACATGCGCTTCAATTTCATTTTTAAAATGACCAAGATTAATGCGTTGATTTTTAAATCGAATACGAGAAATCCAGAGTTTTTCACGTTTCAAATAAATTGCACCAACCAAACTACCTTCGCGATGAACTCGTTTGTTATTCTGATTATTTCGCCCGTCGACAAGTCTTAGATTTACAAATCGGTTGTCATTGACTTTTCCATTGATATGATCAACTTCCACTTTAGATCCAGGCATTTTCCCTGTAACTGCTAAAAATGCTAAACGATGTACCATTATAGAATTTGATTTTTCAATTTTAATTATTCGATAACCTGAACCGTTGACGGACAAAACAACTCTCGGACGCCATCGCTTAGATGTTCTATTTGAATATAACAATCCTGTTTGCGGACTATATTTTAAACCTCTAGGCCATTCGTCCAGAACTTTATAATTCATAGATCAGACTCATTTCTCCAACTTCCTCATCGCTGGAATCACCGCATTGCAATGATTGTCTTCATTCGCATACGGCTTGCCTTTGAACTCCTCGGCATTCACACAGCCGATTGCATTGGAAACCGTGGAGCATTTGAGCTTGATCGGAGGGTTGCACTTCAGCTCCAGCGTGGCCCATCCATCGCCCTGCGGGCACTCGACCGACTGCGTGCTATCGCCCGCGCTCCCAATACCGCACGAGGCGTACTCGGGATTCTTCTGCCGAAATTCTTGCGCGTTAAGCTCCGCGTTTTCGCGAGCAATCTTTCGCGCATCTTCGAGCGTGTCGAAAGATACCTTTTTTGCAGTACAGCCGGTGATCGCGATCAAAAGTGCCAGTGATACAAATTTCATTTTCGCTCCATAGATTTTTTGAGCATCTCACGTGCTCGAAATAAAATAACGCCATCGGCGTCTCGTCTCGTTGTCCAGTAGCGATCGCTCGCGAGGAGGAATCGCACCACGTCGGGCATCAGGTTGCAGGAAACCGTGATGAAGGGGGCATCCTCGGGCCTCACCGAGAAGTCGTACTCGGCTGTCTTCACGAGCTGCGTGCCGCCCACGATAGGGCCAACGCGCCAAGGTCCCATCGTTCTTTTCTTCGTCACCTGTTCGAGGTCTTTCAGATTCATCTTATTTCCCGAAATGAATGT